AGACCCGGGGCGTACAAGATTCGCGGCGATGATTTCACCGACATGGCCTACACCGACGCCTTCAACCAGGATGCCGATGCGGTCTTCAAGGTGAAGCACTACATGGTCCCGGACGAGAACGGGATGAAGCACAGCGAGATCCACATGTACGCCCCGGGTCTCCGCGAAGGTACTCTCGACGGGCTCGTCATCAACGGCGTCCCGTGCACCAACTTCGACTTCAAGCGGATCATCGTCGAGAAGGACGAAGAGCAGGAAGAGGACCAGTACGGGAAGAAGCATACGTCCGCCGTTCCGTCATCCACGTTCTCTCGCGACAAGGACTTCTACAAGGGGCCGGACCCCAAGGTGCCGAATCCGAAGTAACTCATGCGCGACCAGATCTACGCGCTGCTCCAGAAGTATCTCCCTACCGGACTACGACCTGGAGCAGGCGGCAACGTCCTCACGAAGTGCCCGTTCCACAAGGAAGGCCAGGAGAAACGTTCTTCGTTCTCGGTGAACGTAGAGCTGGGGCTTTTCCACTGCTTCACCTGTCATGTCGCTGGCGACGTCCGCTACCTCCTGAAGCTGCTGGGGCTGCCACGTTCGCAGATCGATCTGGAGTTGAAAGGTGTCCAGGCAACTCTGGACGCCAACAAGAAGAGCATCGAGTTTCAGAAGCAGCACTTCTTCTCTGGCAACGACCCATTCAAGGCGAAGTACGAGCTGCCGGAAGAACTGTTGGGGCTCTACGAGTTCTGTCCTAACTCTCTTGTCGAAGCAGGGTTCGATGTGAACCTTCTCCGCGACTTCGAGATTGGTTTCGACAGAAGACTGCTGCGTGTCACCTACCCCCTGCGCGACATGTACGGAGCGCTGGCGGGAGTTGCAGGTGGCAAGACGCTGCCCACCCAGAATCCGAAGTACCTGGTCTATCAGGGTGGGCGGCAGGTTGGTGGGAAGTGGGTGCCGGGCGACTTCGGGCCGATGTTCGACCAGGAGTATCCGGGCTACACCTGCGAGAATCACGACTTCATCTGGAACTACCACCGGGTCTACCCCAGGGCCATCCAGGCAACGTCAGACGAGGATAGTACAGTCATCCTCGTTGAAGGCTACAAGGCGTGCATGTGGATGGTGCAGTGCGGATACCGAAACACGGTGGCTCTCATGGGCTCGTACATCTCCGAGAATCAACAGCGGATGCTGCACCGTCTCGGCGGCAGGGTGTACATGTTCTTCGACAACGACAAGGCTGGAAGAGACGCAACGAACAGAATCGGAAGGTTGCTCTGGCGACCACTGCACGGTCGCTTATTTGTGGTGCCGTATCCACAAGAAGATGTGCAGGCATCGCTCTCGGACGGGAGCGACTCCCAACCAGACGACTACATGGCGGAAGGCATCCACGAGATGGTTGCCGGCAGTACCGCCTTCCACGTCTACACAACGCAGAGGTGACACATGGCCGGTCTCAGCAAGTTCCGCATCAGCACCGAGGCAGCAACCGCGAAGAGCAGCAGCAAGGGTCCGCGGGGCAACTGGCGTGACCGCTTCACGTGGAACGAGGACGGCAGCGACTCGTTCATCTTCGTGAACGGGGAATACGTCGATCCCGACCCGTCGCCGGAGCAGATCGACATCGACCCGAAGACGGGCCAGCAGCAGCCGGTCCTCGTCGAGTACTACAAGTGGCTCCAGCACAAGGCCAAGGTGTCGGGCCGCCAGTGGCCCGCTGACGCGCCCTGCGCCCGGGGCTGGGACAAGCACAGCCCGAAGCCCTGCGCCGCCTGCCAGTCGAAGGAGCTCGGAGAGAGCCGCATCGACCTGAAGACGCGGTTCTCCTTCACCGTCGTGCACCTCGCGCCGTACCACCGGCACCCGCAGATCGACAAGAAGGGCCAGATCGTGATGAAGAAGGACAACTCGGGTCCGTACATGACCGAGACGGCCTGCTCTGGCCCGCAGACCTGCAACTTCTGCCGGACCGCCACCGGGCAGATCCCCATCCTCAAGAAGCCGAACGAGATGTGGCCGCACTTCAACCCCGCCGATCTCTCCGTCATCTTCGGGGCGCGCAGGTACCTCGACGTCGGCTCCGGGCACCTGAACGACATCGTGACCTGGGAAGTCCAGACCCTCGGCCACTGTGGCGGCACGGCCTACGTCCGCAACCCGGACGGCAGCTACATGCTGAACCAGCAGGGGTACGGCATCCCCAAGGGCCGCTGCAACAACAAGCTCACGATCACTGACTACAAGTGCTCGTCGTGCAACAACGTCCTCCTCGCGAACGTGCAGACGGACCCCCGCGGCCCGAAGATGCTGGAGGACATCGCCAAGCGGAAGTTCCAGTGCCCGCACTGCCAGCGGCAGGTGATGCTGGCCGAGGTGGTGGCGTGCAACGCCGGGTGCTCCGGCGCCGTCTCGGATAGCATCTTCGACGTCGTCGTCACCGCGGCCAAGCAGGGCGAGGGCACGCAGTCGCACCTCGTCCTCCAGGGCGTGAACAACATCGACGCCTTCGAGGCGGAGATGAACCCGAACGTCAGGGCGCTCATCAAGGGCTCCCTCCGGGACCGCATCAAGGAGCTGGCCATCCCGTTCGACTTCACCGAGATCCACAAGCCGCTGGAGTTCGCCGAGATGTGCGAGCGGCTGGAGATCACGAACGTGCACCCGCCGCAGACGGTCGGCGGGTACCAGCAGGCCCCGCAGCAGCCGTACGCGCAGCAGACCCCGTACGGGCAGAACCCGTACGGGCAGAACCCCCAGGGGGGCTACCAGCAGCCCCAGCAGCCGCAGTACACTCCGTACCCTCCGCAGCAGACGGGGTCGCCCCAGCCGCCCCCGTTCGTTCCCCCCACGAAGCCCAACTTCGGGTCGTAGGGGATGATGTAGTGCCTAGGGGCTCCCTCTCTGACCAGGGGGAGCCCCTTCTCTTTTGGAGACTTCATGCCCACGTTCGATCTGAGCATCCCTCCTGCCTACTTCGTCGAGACCGAGCACGAGGCACGGCAGTGGATGAACCACTTCCTCCAGAGCCACAAGGTCAATGGTGGTCTGGGGCTCGACTCCGAGACCAGCGGCCTCAGCAAGCACAAGGACGTCGTCCTCATCTGGTCGCTCTCTGATGGAGCGAACCGCATCTGCCTCCCTGCGAAGTTCATCCATCTGTATCGCGAGCCGCTCTTGGAGAACCCGGAGGTCAACTTCGACCTCACGAACGCCAAGTTCGACGCGCACATGTTCGCCAACTCCGGCGCCGACATCTCCAAGGCCGGAGAGTGGCGGGACACCATCGTCCAGAGCTTCCTCCTGAACGAGAACAACCAAGGGCGTCACGGCCTCAAGGAATGCATCCGGGAGCACTTCGACCGGGAGCCGGCGACCTTCGAGAACATCTTCGGGAAGATTCCTCCCGCCAAGAAGGGCACCGTCAAGAAGACCTCCGGCGACCTCATCCACGCCGCTCTCGCGGACCCCGAGAAGCGCACGGCGGCTGCCGACTACGCCGCGATGGACGCCTACAACACCACGATGCTCCGGGCGCACTTCGACAACATGCTCGAACGCATCCCGATGTACGAGGGCATGAACCTCAAGCAGTTCTTCTACATGACAGAGGTGCCCTTCACGAAGGTGCTCTGGAAGATGGAGCGCCGCGGCTTCCAGGTCGATGCAGCCTATCTCTCGGACCTGAAGACGCCGATGGAAAAGCGGATGGAGCAGATCCAGAAGGACTTCATTCAGTTCTCTGGACAGCTCATGAAGCTCAACTCCACGGCGCACGTTCGCTGGTTCTTCTTCGAGTTGCTCAAGAAGACCCCGTGGAAGATGACCGATGGCGGCACCTCTGGGTTGGTTCAGCCATCGGTGGATGCGGAGGTGCTCGAAGACTGGGCAGGTCAGGGCGACGAGTGGGCGAAGTTGCTCCTGGAGTACCGCGGCATCAACAAGATCTACGGCACCTACGTCACGAGCATCATGGACCTGCTCGATCCCGTCTACCGGGTCCACACCACGCTCAACCAGACGGGCGCACAGTCGGGACGTCTCTCCTCCTCCGACCCGAACCTCCAGAACCTTCCTCGCGCATCGGAGGACGAGTTCAAGATCCGGGAAGCCTTCATCGCCAGCGAGAAGAAGCGGCTCATCGTTGCCGACTACGAACAGCTGGAAATGCGGCTCATGGCGCACTTCTCCCGCGACCAGAAGATGATCGACGCCATCATCCGGGGCACCGACCTGCACTGCCTCACGGTGTCGGAGATGTACGGCATCCCCTACGACGAGGTGATGGCCGCCAAGAAGGCAGACAAGATGGTCAAGAGCGGCAAGCAGGAGGCGCTCTCGAAGCGGGAAGAGCAGCTGTTGTTCTTCCGGCAGGCTGCCAAGGCCACGGGCTTCGGCATCATCTACGGCATCGGCGGCCCCCGCCTCGCTGCGCAGCTCACGAAGCTCGGCTCGTCCGTCCTCTCTCCGGAGGAAGGTTTCGCGCTCATCAACAAGTGGTTCTCCGTCTTCCCGGGGGTGCAGGACTTCATCGAGGCGATGAAGCTCCAAATCGCCCGGTACGGATACGTCCAGACGCTGACCGGTCGGTTCCGTCGGTCGGGCAACGTCACCACGATGTCGAAGCGGGATCGTTCTCAGACAGAACGAACCCTCATCAACGCCATCATCCAGGGCAGCGCAGCAGATGTGGCGAAGAACGCCATGCTCCAGGCGGAGCACGACGCGGAGCTCAACTACTACGGAGCGCAGATGCTCCTCCAGGTCCACGACGAGCTCATCTTCGAGGTGCCGGATGTCCCGGAGGTGGTCGACGCCTGCAAGGCACGCATCAAGACCATCATGGAGAACCCGTTCAGCAAGCCGCTGCTCGTTCCACTGCCTGCCGAAGTGGGCTCTGCCTGGTCTTGGGCCGCCGCCAAGTAAAGCATACGGGGTGGTCGTTTCATCCTGACACGCGCCCCCGGAGGCAGGGCCCGAGGGTATCAGGCCCTCGGACATGGCCCTGGTCGGGGGCCCCTAGCACAACAGGTGGTCGGAGTTTCGTTACTTCCATGACCCACAACGAAATGGTGAGGAAAGTCGCGAAGGTAGCGGGGTTGCCGGCTTCGACCGTCGGCCCTGTCCTTCGCGCCTTCATCAGCGAAACCAAGGCAGCCCTGCTGTCAGGGCAAGAGGTTAGACTCTACGGGTTCGGCGTCTTCTCCGTCCGCATCGCCAAGCCCAGGGTTCTCTTCGGCGGGCGCAGAAAGACGACCAAGAGACCCATTGTTCGGTTCAAGGAGACGAGACATGGAGAAATATGGGGTGGTGACCAAGACGCCGGAAACGAAGACGGCCAGTGAGACTTGTCACTGCCCCGAGTGCGGCCACGTCATCGACAAGAGCACGCCGAACTACTGCATCGAGTGCGGGACCAAGCCCTTCGAACCGCGCCCTCCCAAGAAGTAGAACCCCCCACAAACAGAGGCTCTGATGGCATCCAAGAAGAAGGATGGTGGCGCTAGCATTATCAAGTTTCCGTCGAGAAACGAGAAGGCGCTGGAGCTTCTCGACATGGTGAACAAGAAGATGAAGGGCCGCGCTCAGCTGAAGATGGCGAGCGACTACGTCCTTCCGTTCGCCACGAAGAGGATGCCGACCGGGCTCCTCTCGCTCGACGTGGAGTTGAGGGGCGGCTTTCCCTGCGGAGGTCTCTCCCAGATCGTCGGTCCGAAGAACGCCACCAAGACCTACCTCGCCTGGCAGGTCATCCGGCAGCAGCAGTTCTACAAGGGCGACGACTTCATGTGCCTGCTCGCCATGACCGAGATGCGCGCCGACCGGACGCAGGCGCGGCTCGCGGGCGTGGCCATCTCCCTCGGTGATGGCGACATCGACGAGCTGGAGAGGGCCCGGATGGCGCAGGGCAACCCGAAGTTCACCAAGGAAGAGCGCGTCGTTCTGCGGAAGGAAATCGGCACCATCCACGAGGTCCACGGGGACTCGGCCGAGACGCTCTTCGACATCGTGCTGAAGGCCGTGCACGAGAACATCTACCACCTCATCATCATCGACTCCTTCGGCAGCATCATGTCCGCTGCGGAAGCCGAGGCCGACTCCCTCACCGAGAAGACCTACGGCGGTGCGGCAAAGCCCATCACCGAGTTCCTCCGCAAGCTCTCGTCGATGCTCACCATGGACGACGAGTACGGACGTCCCCGGGACGTCTGCATCCTCGGCATCAACCAGATCCGGGATGCCATCGGCCAGCCCAACGTCGAGTTCAAGAGCCCCGGCGGTCGTGCCCTGGAGCACGCCAAGTTCGTCGACCTGAAGGTCGAGAGCGGCAAGCAGGACGGCTACCACGACAGCAAGTACACGAGCGACGGCTCGAAGAAGCGGTGGATTCAGACCGGCAAGGAAGTGCAGTGGAAGATCCTGAAGGGCAAGGCCGGCATCCACGAGGGAGCGAGCGGCAGCTACATGTTCAGCTTCATCACCGGCACGGGCAACTTCCACCTCGACACCGTCGTCGCTGGCGTCCAGCACGGGATCATCGAGCAGGCTGGCGCATGGCTCATCCTGCCGAACCCCAACGACCCGTCCAAGGCGCTCCTCAAGTGCAACGGCAAGGATGCTTTCGTCCAGGCGCTCGCGGAGGATGACGCTCGCTGCTTCGCGGAAGGAAGCGTCGACTCGCTCATGAACCACATCCGCACCGAGGTCTTCAAGAAGAACGGCATCTACATCAACTACGAGTGGGAGTAGTCATGGCCAAGAGCCGTATCCAGAAGATGTCGGCTCGACAGGAGCGGAAGATCGCAGAGGACGTGGGAGGCCGGAGGCAGGCAGGCTCCGGCTCCTCCTGGCGCGCCAAGAGCGATGTCCGGACGATGGGCAAACTCCGGGTCGAGGCGAAGTTCACCCAGAAGCCGACCTACACCCTCAAGCTCGATGATTGGAAGAAGATCCGGGAGGAGGCCATCAAGGGCGGCCTGGAGACTCCCGTCATGCAGGTGGAGTTCACGCCTCCCGGCTCTTCCCCTGGGATGAAGTTTGCGGTCATGGACTACAAGCTCTTCCTGGACTGGCACAAGTTCTCCCAGGACAAGGGCATCCAACTCGTCGAGACCTGGACCGGCTCGAAGAGCATCGAGGTATCAGCCCTGGAGCTTCTCCAGCTCAAAATGCAGGCTCTCAAAGACGACACCACCCCGACCACGAAGTTCACCTTCTCCGTGCTGACCGAGCCCAGAGAGCAGAAGTGGGAACTCGTCGTCATCCCGTGGGACGTCTTCACCGAGATCTACGAGGCGTACCAGCCATGAGACAAGTAGTACAGCTCCACACCATCGAGCAGTGGATGGCGATGAACAAGGAGGCGCAGGAGATGGTCCTGCGGGCCCTCCGGGTCAGGGAACGACTCTGGTCGTTCCGGTTGGCGAAGGAGCAGGACAAGGTCTCGTCCAAGGCCGCCGGGTGGGTCCCCTGCAAGCCCTGCGACAAGAGGGGATGGATCTACAGGCAGCCGAGAAAGCCGGGCGTCCACCCCTCGGCTCTTGGGACGACGTGCCTGCTCAAGATCTACTTCGAGACGGTCGGGATCGAGCAGCAGGTGATGCACGAGGCGCGGCTGCTTCTCCTCTTCGACCTGGGGACCGCCGCCCACAACATGCTCCAGGACTTCGGCCTCGCCGGGGCCTGGGGCGAGCAGTACAGGGCGGAGGTCAACATCGGGGACACCGCTCTCGCCCAGGAGCTGATGATCGAAGGGCACGCCGACGCTGACAACATCCTCATCGTGGACGACATCGCCGGGGCACCCATCTTCGAGGTGGGCATCGTCCACGAGTACAAGACCATCAACAACCGCGGCTTCGAGGAGCTGCGGAACCGCCCGATGCCGAAGCACAAGATGCAGGCCACCATCTACTCGGCCTGCTTGAACCGCCCCATCGTCGTGTACCTCTACATGAACAAGGACAACTCGAACATCCAGGACTTCCCCATCGTCTTCGAGCCCCACATCTGGGAAGCGATGAAGGTCAAGGCGAAGGCCGTTCGAGATGCGGTCTGGGACGGCACCAAGCCGCCCGCCGACGTCGGGTATCACTGCAAGGAGTGTGGGTACAACTACCAGTGCGAGCCTTACCAGGCTGCTCTGGCCGCAAAGAAGAAGGGATAGACATGGCAGCCTTTGGCAGTCTCAACTTGAACCCGCCGGTTGCTCTGGAGCAGGGCGTAGCGATGCTCGATGTCATGGATCAGGCGATCCAGGACACCATCTCTCGTGGGCTCTTCTTCCAGCCGAAGCCGGACTCCCGGCTCTACCAGGGAGTGTTGCCGCAGGACCTCTCCCGGTTCGACGACAACAAGCTGGGCGACCTGCTCGACGAGATCGCCCGGTGGTGCAACTGGGCCTCGTTCGAGCTCACCCTGGCTCGGCAGGCGAGGAACCAGTCGGAGGCGAGACTCTCGCTCACCCGGGCTCGGCTCCGCCTCAACGTGAAGCACGGGGAAGAGAAGAGGGTCTCCAACCCGGACAAGGACGACATCGTGGAGTGCGACCAGAAGTACCTGGAAGCAGAACGGTTGCACATCTACTACGATGCGAAGTTCGACTTCGCACGGACCGTCTACGAGAGCAGCGTGCGGGACTGGGAGACGGTCTCTCGCCACATCACACAGCGGGGCCAGGAGATCGACCGTATGGTTCGGGGCTCGAACGTCGCCAACATCCCGATCTCCTCCAGCGCTTTCAGGAGGCCGTAATGGGCATCATCGTGGGAATCATGGGAAATGCCAGGTCTGGGAAGGACACGACGGCTCTCTACCTGGCGGACAAGCACCGCTTCATCCGAGTCGGGCTGGCAGACCCCATGAAGAGGTTCTGCAAGGAGGTCTTCGACTTCACGGACGAGCAGCTCTACGGGGACAAGCGGGACGAACCAGATACTCGGTACCCCCGTGTCGTCGAAAAGGGGTTGCGTGGGGAGGTCTGTGAGCACCTCACCCCGCGCTACGCGCTCCAGACCCTCGGGACCGAGTGGGGGCGTAACTGCTACGACGACATCTGGATCGAGCACGGCGTCCACGTCGCGCAGGAACTCATCGACGGGTACGCCACGTACTCCGCCAAGGAGGGCCTCCAGTTCACCGAGAAGGACGTCGGCATCGTCCCGGGCGTCTTCTTCTCGGACCTCCGCTTCATCAACGAATACAACGCCGTCAAGAAGGCCGGAGGGCTCATGGTTCGCATCAAGCGGCCCGGAGCCACCGGCATCCTCGGCATCACTGGGCACCAGTCCGAGGAAGAGCAGAAGAGCATCCCAGACGACAAGTTCGACGTCATCCTCGACAACTCAGGGGACTTCGCCTTCCTCTACGAGCAGATAGAGGGGAAGATCATCGCAAGGAGTCTGTAGATGAAAGCGTGGCGATTGGAATACAACAACATGGTGCTCGTGATCCTCGACATCGACGACCGAACCCGGGAAGTGAAGCGCACCTCCCAGCTCCGATTGAAGAAGCCGATGACCGCTACGGACGCCCAGCAGTATGTCGACGGGCACTACCCGATGATGCGAGAGGTGTCTCCATGAATGGCCCGACCTGGCTGTCGAAGTACTACTCTGCGGACGAGATGGCCTTCCTGAACCCCAAGGTGGTCTTCGAGGGGAAGAACAAGGCCGTCGTCCAGTTGCGCCGAAGCCGTAGCAGCGGCGGGACAGTCCAGGTCGGGTACGTCATGGTCCTCAAGAAGGGGCGGAACCGGGCCACCCCCTCCACTCCGCTCTGGGAGGGGGAGGCGGACCCGGTACGGATGGCTCTCCTGCGGAAGACTCTCCAGGACTCCGACGGGGACACCTTCCGTGGGTCTCTATGATCGAGCGACATGTCCCATGTGCGGACGCTGGTACCAGCTCCGTGCAGGTTCCATGTTGCAGATCGTCATCGACGACACCCACGCCCCGCTCATCTGCTTCTTGTGCGTCCGAACGCTGAAGAAGCTCGGGTTCATCAACAACACCGTGCTGGTGAAGCAGGAAGAGAACACCAAGCGTGTGGTCGAGATCTAAATGTTCGAGAGCCTATCCAAAAACCAGCGAGACTCGCTGAGGTTCAGCAGCGTCAAGGGAGAGTTCGTGCAGCTCCGAACGAAGTTCAAGAACCCTTACTTCTCCCCGAGGGTCATCAACGCGCTCATCGAGGACATCATCGAGCAGGCCCAAATCCTGCTCCTGGAGCACGGCTACTCTCCTCCGAGCCCGTCTTTCATCCAGATGCTCCAGACCGCGGTGGATGACGTCGGCTACCAGGTCCACATCAAGGGCATCTCTCTCACGAAGCTCATCTCCATCGAAGTCACCGCCGATACGACCGTCGAGGGGAACGTGAACTTCCACCTCAAGCCTCTGTGCGAGGATGGGAAGTACCTGCTCAAAGCCATCGAGCAGCACCGCACCCCCGACCCGGTCTTGCCCCCTCTGCCGACGCCGCAGTTTGTGCAGCCGACGAAGGGAAAGATCACCCGCATCGTCGAGATCTAGCCCCAACAAACCACCACCAGCGAGAGGCATAAGGGGGTATGGAGGATTCCCTTAGATGCAAGATCTAACCTGCTGTGACATCACCCCCTGGTACAACGAGATCTGCACCAGGATGCACGAAGCTCATGCGGCTGGGATTCCCGTCGTCCAGTTGGGAGCTTCCCACCCTCGCGGATTCATCCCGACGGTGATTCTTCGCCGTCCGTCGGTCCGCGCACTCCTCAAGGAGTGGCAAGTCGACACGACGAGACCCCCACCCGATATTTACCCTGTCGGTAACCAGTGGCTTCCGGCCATGGGGCTCGACCTCAACACTTGCGACCTCGCCCCGTTCCACAACGAGATCGAGCTCCGCAACTACGAGGCCGAGATGGAGGCCTACAACAAGGCGCTCCAGTCCGGGCAACGAGAGGTTCCGGTCGTAGACCTCACCAACTACCACCCCCGTGGCGGCATCCCGTACACCATCCTGGCCCGCATGGACCGCCGCAAGAGCAAGAAGTGGCTGGATGAGACGAGGGCGGAGATCGACCGGCTGAAGGGCGAGATCAACAAGGCGGAGGCCTTCGCCAGGACCCAGGAAGAACGTGGTAAGGCCTTCATCGACGACGGACGAGATGGCTCAAACCTCTTGGGAGCGGCACAGCAGTTGAAGACGGACGCCGCTTTCATGCGCGCTCAGGCGAAGCTGCTCGAACAAGAACTGGTTGGTGTGTGATGCCCAAGACGTCGATCACCATTTGGTTCCCGGAACTCCCTCCTACCGCGAACAAGCTCTACTATATGGGCACGCGGCTGAAGAACGATGCGCGGGAGTACCGGGAGCGGTTCAAGATGTACGTCGTGCAGCACTACCTGCACGAGTTCGGCGAGATGCCGCAGCCCAACCGCAAGGCGTTCGACAAGAAGTCGGATGCGGTGATCGACGTCGCCACGGAGGAGCCGAACCTCCTCTTCGGCCTGGACCTGAAGTTCTACATGGACTGCCTGACGACCTGGGGAGACGAGAATCTCTACAAGTCCCAGCGGGCAAAGTTCCGGTTCAAGAAGACGGACCTCTCGAACCGCATCAAGTTCATCGAGGACTGCTTCAAGCACTCGATGGACATCGACGACTCGCTCACCTTCGTGAGCTCCCAGATGAAGATCCACAGTCCCAAGCAGGAAGGCGTGATGATCACCTACTACGTCATCCAGCCGGAACAGGTGGCGGTGCCGAGAGCACCTGGAGGAACCATGTGAAGTCCCTGAACCCGGATACGTTGAGGCCGGCACAGGGGGACGAGCTGTTGGAGCGGCAGGCGAGAACTGGTGAGTACGCAAACGGCAAGACGGTCGAGTGTCGACCGGACCTCACGGACCCGAGAGTAGTTCATCAGGTCCACAGGGCTTTGTGCGTCGGCACGCCGTACGCCGCCTGCATGTCCTGTCGCCACCACCACTTCGAGTACTTCTTCGCGGTCCAAGAAGAGAACGTATGGGTGCAGTGTCCTAGATGGAGCCATGAAGCTGGTACAGGACCGCCAGACTTCTACACCCCGGTCTGGTTGTCGGAGTGCCGTGCTAAACCCTACGTCTACTGTCCCCAGTGCCCTAGCCGAGAAGAACTGGTCGAGCTGCAAACCGACAAGCAGAAGGAAGGATGGTTGGAGCGGTACAAGAAGCTGACGAAGGAGCGGCGATGATCCCTGGTGACGAGATTCTCTTCAGCTGCAACGAGTCCGAGCTTCTCTGGATCGCTCGGATCCAGGGGCACCCCATCCTCCGGAGGGGTATCCCTCGCGACGAGTTGGTCGGCATCCTGGTCGGGGATGTTCGCGTCCAATCACACCACATGTCCGGAACCATCTTCTCCAGAGCGAGCCTGGAAGACGGCATAAGGGCGAAGTGGAACAGCCTTATGGGTCAGCTTCCGGGCTGCACCGGACAGTGCCGGACTTTCCTGTGCACCGAGGAGCGGCACATGGATTGTTTCGTGAAGAACGCTCGCTACCTCACATGATGAACCGCGAGTGCTTCACGTGCATCAAGCTCAAGAACTGCTCCAAGGTCGACGTGGAGCTCGTTCTCCGTGGACACGTCTGCCATTTCTTCGAGATGGCCCCGGAACCCGTGATCGAGGCTCGCAGCGACACGGTCAAGACGTTCGGCTTCATTCCCGCAGTTCGCAACATGATGTGTGTTCCCCGTAACCCGCAGCAGGAGGAGCGTCTTCGAATGAGTTTCGCAACCCCGGCTCCGGGGACGACCTACAGCGAGAGGCGCAAGCAGCTCGACGTGATGTCCTACGGCGACGTTCGGCATCTGGCCGTAGACCACTACAAGAAGCCGGACGGGTCTCAGCTGCTCACCCAGCTGGAGACCCTGGCCGTCGCCTCGATGGCGCAGACCAGGCAGACCGTCCTCGACTTCGAGCTCAGCAACGGACTGATCGTTCCCGACAACCAGCAAGGAGAAGCACCAATGGCCCAGCAGTTCGCCCCGCCCCCCATGCCCCCCGGCATCCCCGCCCAGCAGCCCATGCCTGGAGCACCGCCGCCCTTCGCGCCGCAGGGGGCCCAGCCGCCCCCGGCCCCGCCGATGGCGCCTCCGATGCCCCCGCAGGCCGCCCCGCCGCCGCCGTACGGCATGGCACCGCCTCCCGGCTCGGCTCCCCCGGTTGCGACCGCCCAGGAGGCCGCCCAGGCGGCCGTGGCCCCGCCTCCGCCGCCTGTCGAGGCAGCCCCGACCGGCAAGAAGAAGTCGGCCAAGGGGGCCGCCGTGGCTCCGGCGCCGCCTCCCCCTCCGCCCAGCCCCATGGCAGCTCCGCAGCAGCAGTTCGCGGCCCCCCAGTGGCAGGCCCCGCCGCTCCCCACGGCCGCACCCCAGCAGCCGCAGTTCGCCCCGCCGGGAGCCGCCCCTGCCGTGGTGGACTTCTCGCCGGTCCTCCAGGTCCTGAACCAGGTCGGGTCGGCGGTGAACACCGTCGGAGCCGCAGCCGACACCAACACGACGAAGCTGCTCGCCGCGGTCAACGAGCTGAAGACGATCCTCATCGCCCAGACCGTGGGCATCCAGCACATCTACCTGACCACGCCGGCGCTCCAGCAGCACACCCAGGGCAAGGACCTGGGCGACGTGATGAAGTTCCTGGCGTACCTCCAGGCCTACGTCCCTCGGTAGGGGCGTCGACGACTGCGTCGTCGGGGGAGCAGCCAGCCCCCGACGGCCGGCGCCCTAACACGATCCCGCCTCAGAAGTTCGTCTCCCTCACGGCAGAGCAGATCCGAACGATGCCGGACATCTCCATCCGGCATTTCATCGACCAGGTCTTGGGCGTGTGCCTGCCTCTCGACACGCCCAGATCTGTCCTGCTCTCCAAACTCGACAGCATGGCTGTCGCGGCGAGGACCGTATGACCGTTCAGGTTGCGGTGACGAATCATGCCGTAGAGCGCTACAGACTGCGGGTCGTGAGCGCAGCAAAGTTGGACGACGAAGGCATTCGCACGACCATTCGAAACCTCGTGGAGGATGCCTTCGAGCGTCAGTTGGTGCGGGATCACCCCGGCTACCCGAAGCGGCGCATGGTCCCTTTCAAGGTCGGCATCGAGCAGATGTTCCTGGCGCTCGGACCGAACGAGACGGAGTTCCCTGGAGACTGGGCCGTCATCGGAGTTCTCTTCGATCGAGAGACGGGTCAGAAGTCCATCGGCACAACAGTCGGGGAGCTCATCCCCGAGGAACTGAAGCAGTCCATCATGGAGTCCAGCAAGACGCCTACAAAGGCGAAGTACCTCGTCCGCATCGGCGGCACAGGGAAAGAGATCTACGAAGCAAAGGATGACGATGCCCTGGGGGAGTTGCTCCAGCGCCGTGCTCCACGACCGGACGAAGTGGAAGTCTTCGAACGGAAGGAACTCGTCATCCGACAGGTCTACGTGATCGAAAAGAAATAGCCCACATGGTGTGGGCTAGGGGAGAGGGGACGACACTTGTCCCGGGGCACGGGCGGGATGCCTACCCCTCTCTTTTTTAGCCCGTTCGCGGCTTCATCGTGGAGTCTTCTCCCGTCAGGACACACTTCCCGAGGCGGATGCACTCTCCGCCGAAGTGTTCTGCCGGGGTCTCCACCTCGCACAGAGAACAGTGCAGTCCCTTTATCCCGAGACCCTGCACCACGACGAGCCGTTGAGTCGGCGTATGTCGAAGAAGAATTTCGGTGAAGTCTACGGACTCGACGGTGGTGTGGTGGAACAATTCTGCGCGCTCGTCATTCGAGAGAATCTCGCGTGTGTCGCCCCAGAAAATGACAAGCGTGGGCGCCTTATTGGTCATCTCCACGCTCCCGCATCAACTGCCTGAACTGTTGGTTCAGACGTTCCTTGTCGTGAGAGATCCGGTCCAGGTACTCATCTACACCCATCCCTGAAGAGCGTAGCTTGAGCTTCTCCAGCATCCCCTTCTTCGGCCTCGTTGCAAAGAACCGTTGTACGGTTACGTTTCGTTCACTTTCCGGCAAGTCTGCGTGGCTTCCATACCTAATCCCACGTCCTTCAACTTGACGTAGCTTCTCCTCGTTCCAGTGAGGTTCGAGGATCTGCATCAACCTCGTGCCCTTGAGGTCGAGACCCTCCCCACCAGCGGACGAAAGCATGAGCGCCCGGATCTTATTTGCGTTGTACGCCCTAACAAGGGCGTCACGTTCGTCCTTGCCCATCTGTCCCGTGAATTCGCCGTACGGGATTCCAGAGTCCTGGAGCTTCTTCTTGTAGGGGTCGATGCCGGCGGCAAGGTAGTTCGAGTAGACGACAGCCTTCGCCTTGGGATCGACGTCGAACCGCTTCTTCAGCTCCTTGAACGCCTTGTCGATCTTGGGCGAAGAGGGCTCCCCTTCTGTGTGGTAGGGCTGCGAGAAGTTCGAGACCTGGCGCACGCCAGTGAGGAAGGCATTCAGATCGCCTGCTTCCTGCTTCGTGGGCGGTAGTCCCTTCCGGACCTTGTAGCGCACCCAGTACGGCGCCCTCTTCATCAGGGTGTCGTAGATGTCGAGCTGCGACTGGGACATCGGAACACGGTGCGTCTCTCGCTTCACCGATGGGAAGTTCTCCTGCTGCCCCTCGTGGTAGTCGACCCACTTGTTTAGGGTCTTCTTCAGCGTCGGCCTCTGGGCTGGATTGAGGACCGGGATCGAGGCAGGCTTCACCCCGCGGATGGCGCCCCAGAATCCAGGGCTCTGCCGGAGCTGGGCGATGTACTTGTCCTCGAACTGCTTGCGGTCCTCGGGCAGAACCTTCCCACCCGCCGCCATGTTGACGAGCGGTGCCATGTCGGAAGGGCGGTTGTAGAGGACGGACCCGGTGAGAAGCAGCCGCTTCTTGGCCTTGTTCTTCTTCAAGGTCTCGTAGGTCTTTGTACCAGTTTCACGCGCTCGGTGCGCCTCATCCACCACCATCATCGGACTCTGGGGCGGCAGGCCCTTCCGGGCGATGTTCTGCATCGAGACGATGTTCGTCTTGGGATGCTTCCCCTTCGTGTGCTTCTTGATCTCCTTGCGGTAGTTCGCCTGGAGAGATGCAGGCACCACTACGTCCGCCGGCAGTTGAAGAGCGTCCTGGGCGGCGATGGCGGTGAGGGTCTTCCCGGAGCCGAGACCGTGCGCCACGACCAAGCCCGGCTGGTCTTTCCGCTGGATCTTGTCGACGACCCGTTTCTGGTGCGGCTGGAGCGCCGTTTCCACGGCCGCTTCCTTCAGTAGTCGGGCGGCCGCTAGGAAGGCGTCGAAGCGCATCCCATCTTCATACAACCTCGGACTCGGCGTGCAAAGACCTCGTCTGGAAGGGGATAAGAACCTGAGCAGGAACCCCCCGTATTTCCGAGGTCTAAAATGGCCGATCGAGGTTTTTCTCCGTTTGCGATGATCCACATGAACGTCTTGGTGGGTTGCATGTTGGTGTCGGATGGATGCAAGCACTGCTGGGCCGCCCACTGCGTCAGCAGGATGAAAGACGCAAAACTCTACAAAGGCCTGCTGAAGTTCACGAACACCAACGGGTGGACGTGGACCGGGAAACAGATCTTCGTCCCGAAAGCTCTGAAGGTCGCCAGCCGTTACAAGAACAGGAACATCTGGGTCGCACCGCACTCCGACGTGTTCCTGGAGTCCACCTCTCTCGAAACCATCGCTCTGATCTACGCGACGTTTTACGAGAATCCGTCGAACAACTTCTTCGTGCTGACGAAGCGTATCGAGCGGATGCATCAGTTGTGCACTGACGGCACGCTGCATAAGGAGGTGGAGAAGGTCCTGGGGCGTACGGTCGTATGGCCGCCGCCCAATGTGATGGACGGAGTGAGCATTGAGAGCGAGCGCACTGCCCAGGCTCGTCTCCCGGTCCTGCGCGACATGCCGTCGCCGTACCGGGTCATCTCGGCGCAGCCCCTGTTGAAGCACGTGAACTTCTCGCCGTGGATTTCGGACGGCAAGGTCCGGCTGGTGTTGATGGGGCCGGAGGCAGGACCGATGAGCCGTGAAACTGACTGGCCTGTGTTGGCGGATGTGGAGTCCCAACTGGTGCGGAGCCGGGTTCCGCATCTGACCATGTGCTACCCGGTATAGGAGAAAGACCATGCTCGGACAGGAAAAGATGGAGAAGTTGAAGGAGCGCACCAAGGCGATGATGATCGAGTACAAGAAGTTCCCGAGGGCGGAGCTCATCAACGACCAGCACGACGAGGCCGTGGACAAGGCTCTCCGGGAGCAGGGGTACAAGGGCCCCATCCCGAACGGTTCGTTCCACGGCCGGGTCCGCAAGATCGTCATCGCCGGGTACGCCCCGATGCCCCTCAGCCCGGGAGACCTGGCTGAGATGTCCGCTGCGCTTCCCCGCAAGCCGCAGCACGTCCTCGCTCAGAAGAAGAAGGGCGTCCGCAAGATGAAGCCCATCGAGAAGGCCGTCGTGCTCAAGCACGGCAAGTCGAAGAAGTCGGCCAACAACCGCAACAACCTGAGGGCCAAGAACCCGTCGATCCCGGTCGGCCTGCCCCCGCCCCCGAAGGAGTTCTACGAGACCGTCGGGAAGCTGGTGCCGATGATGACCGCTGCCGGCCTGTCCCACTTCCGGGTCATCCGGAACGACGACGGCATGGTCGACATCGAGTTCGAGGTCCGCCGGACCTACCGCCACCCGATCGGCCGGGCGTAGGTTCAAAGAGCTTGGGTCCTCACCGACCAAGCTCTTGTTTTTTAGCCCTCTGCCGAGACGCCAAGGAACTTCTTGGCGATGGCCGCGGCAAGAACGCTGGCAGCTCCTCCGAGAGCGGCCGCGATGAATCCCCAAGGACTCTCCCCCTTCTCGATAGGGGGTGGGGGAGCCGGAGGACATGCCGGGCACCCAGGACAGTTGCAGACGAAAGTCTGCGGCGCCGCGGCCACGGGCGCTGCGGCAACCTGAACGACTCGGTCCCGGTAGACGACCCTCTCGTAGTAGATGGGCCCTGCTTCAACCTTCTCGGGCGCCATTGTCTCGATGCGAGCAGGTGGCGGGGCGGACTCCACAATAGGTGGCGGCGGTAGAGGGCCAAGGTCCCCCCTCGTCTCCTCTACCGCCGCCTCGGTTGGCTTGCTTTGGATACCAGAGCAGCCAAGCATCAAGCTAAGTATCAAGCAGGTAGCAAGTCGCATCACCGGCCCCGCAACACCGCGGCCGCACCACCCTGCACCGTCATGACCGGAAGTTCCGGCTTCGGCATCCACGGCGTACCGAAGGTCAGGTCGATGTTGAACTCGATCTGGGTGTTGAAGAGGAACGGAAGTGGTGGGAACGCCAGCACCGGGCCCACCGCCCACCCGATGTTGTCGACCTGTCCCCGAATGCCGCCGCCCCATCCCGGCAGAGAGTTCGTCGGCTCCTTCTGCATGACGGCGACGGTCTTGGACGCCGAGAAGATGGACGAGAAGAGCTTGGCCTTCGGGAGCGGCGTGTCTCGCCAGCAAGCAGCCTGCCCCACGATGACGTGGTTGTTGTTCTTCGTCTCGTAGGTGATCTCGTCGGCTTCGACATGACCAGTAGCCCCGGGGGGAAGCAGACAGTCCACGGTCGTCCCATCAGGGCACGGAATGGCGACAGGCGGCCCCTCAACAGGGACCTCTTTGGTCTGCCACTTCACGACCTCGATGACTGTCGGCTTCTTCCCCAGGGTATCTTTGAGGCGCTGGACCTCGTTCTCCAGAGCAGCGTTCTCCATGAGGAGCTTCTGCTCCAGGGCCTTGAGGTCGGCCTTGGCGGCTTGCGCTTCGACAATGAGATCCGCCTTCACGAGCTTCTCGCGCTCGATGTAGGACGCGAGCTCGTTGCGGGCGCTGCGCGCACTGTTCCAGGCGAGCACCAGAAGAATCACGACAAGCAAAGTGACTGCTCGGAAGATCCAGGGCAACCACGGCTTCAGCTTGTCGAAGAACATGTAGAGCTCAGGGAGTCGGAGGAGGTGAGTTCGTGACCCCAGGTACGGAGGCAGGAGGTACTACGTTCTTGTCGCCGAGGTTGATGGCGCCAACGACGCCAAAGAGTCCGGCCACGCCGAGGCGCTTCAACCAGTCCTGCCACGACCATTCCACCGCGACGTCGATGCCAGCGGCGAGGACCTGGGTGAGGATCCCTGCGAGCCAGGCAATGAAACCGCGCGCCCATCGCCGAATCTTCAGCGGGTCGCCGTGGAACCACTCGATGAGCCGGTGGATCTTGCCGTTCTCGTCGTTGAGGAAGTCGAACATCGGAACACCCTCCAATCCACTCAGCGTAGAGGCAAAGCCGAGTGGTGGGTATCCCGTCATCTGGGTTGTAAGAGCCGTCCCTACTAATCCTCACTCAGATGCGACTTCATGAAGGCGAAGACCATGTCCCACTTCTGCGCGGCGGTCAGGTCATTCCAGTCCTTCTGCGTCATGTTCTCGAAACCTTCGAGCTTCTTCGACGCCTTCACGGCCTGTTTGCTGGTACGAACTGCGGTCCGACGTGCGTTGCGAGCCTGAAGGGCCGCGGCTTCGGCACTCTTCATCACGACGGCGCCGTCAGAGTACTGAAGCAGATCCCACGGCAGGTTGAGTTCGTGGTCGTTGGTGTAGAGCCCCGTCAACAAAGCACGAACGTCGGAAAGAGAGACGTCGGCGAAGACGTACTCGTTCTGTGGCTTTTTCAACCCACCGTTCTCGACCGCAAAACGGTAGAGGAACTCCTCTGCTCTGCCGGTAAGACCTTCCGGAAAGCGGAATGCGTAGTTTCCGGACGCTCTGTCGAAGACGAGGACCATTTGCCAGCCTCAGTTGAACCCGACGATCGTGAAGGGGAGATTTATAAACACTGGGGCATCCCCCTGATTGGGGTCGTGCCACATGTATCCAGCGGAGCACACAAATGAAACCCCGTCGCCGCTAGGAACAGCCTTGTTCCAGAAAAACCAGGCGTAGCCATTGTCGGCTTGATTGACCGACATGGCCACCCACGTGGTGGCTGAAGGGAATGTGACTACGCCACCAGACGCCGTCACCCCAGCCGTACCACTGATCAGGTTCCCAGCCGAATCGCACTTCGCAGCGCCTGTTACGGTTGCATTTCCAACGGACGGGAATGTGTGCGTGTGATCCGACGCGGCGTACGGATGGGAATGAGTCGGAGCCTTTCCATCCAGAGCATTCTGGAGCCCGGTGACCTCCGAGATCGAGTGGTTGTGGGCTCCGGTAGTGTGGGTGTGGTCCGACGCAGCGTATGGATGTTCGTGGGTCGGCGCTTTCCCGTCTAGAGCGCCCTGGAGTCCCGAGATCCCCGAGATCTCGTGACCGTGCGTGTCTGAAGCGTATGGATGGGAATGAGTCGGGGCTTTCCCGTCCAAAGCACCCTGAAGACCCGAGATCCCAGAGATCTCATGGCCATGCGTATTCAGAGAGTACGGGTGGTCGTGCGTCGGTGCTTTCCCGTCCAGGGTAGTTTGGAGCTCAGAAACATCGCTGATGGCGTGGGTGTGGATCGTCGGTGCCTTGCCGTTGATCTGGCCCTGGAGCCCAGTATCGGCCACCCCCCACAGACGATGCTCTTCAGCGATCGCATCGCTGAGGTCGATGTCGGCCTGCGACCTGATGCCGGCCTCTTCCGAGATGGCCAGGCTCAGGTCTGCGTGGGTGTGGAGAGATTTTGCGTCCGAACCAGTACCGCCGGTCAGGATATCGACGTGGTCCTTTGTGAGGGCAACGTCCTGCTCTCCGATCTTCGCGAGAGTCAGGTAGCCCTTCTCTCCGTCGAAAGTGGCCCGGACGCCGGGGACGCCATTCACGCCACCTGCCTGAATGTACCCGGCAGCGTAGAGCGTTCCTCGAACTGTGGTGACCGCCCCGCTCTTGCCGATGTCGACGCCAGTCGCTCCGGCCCCGATGTCGACATTCGATCCTGCCGTGTCGAGCGTTCTACGAACCGAGCCATCCGGGGTCCTCAGGTTACTGAGGACAACCTGCGTACCGCTCGGAGCGATCGGGTTCGTGGGGATGAGCCGAACGTTGCTGAGCTCGATGACGACGTTGGCTGGAGTGGCGGCGAAGTAGAAGCCGCCCGAGAAGCCGATCTGGATGTCCGGCGTGGCGCCACGGATGTTGATGGACTGAGAGACTGTGTACCCACCAGCCGGGGCGACCTGATTCTCCAGGAGGACGAGCTCGATGGTATCGGCACCTGGAGAGGTAGCGACCCAGGCCAGGGCCGTGACGAGATCCGGGAAGTCGCCGGAGGTGCCGACCGTGACGAACGGCGTGTACGGCATGAACGACGGAGCGGATAGCCAGTCCACCGGACGGTTTCGGTAGTTGGCCGGCACGGCGGCCCAGATATCCACCGTCTGTCCAGAAACGATGGGCGGGGAAATCGTGAGCTTGACCCCGACAGAGAACGGACCTCGGTAGACCGTCAGAGTCCCATACGAGCCGCCCGACTCCTTGACGGTGGAGAGCTCGACGTATGGGTGGTGTTCGTGGACGATCTCGCCGACTCGTGCCAGCTCTTGCGCGGACATGGGGCGCAAGGCGACGTGGGCCGGGTCCAGGATCTCCTCGACGATCCAGCGGTAGCCGTTGTTGCTCCAGCTCTTGGTCGAGGATCCGGTGATCCTGGCGTAGTCGCCGACTCGCACTCCCGAAGAGCTGCCAATACGAACGACCCTACCGTTCGGGATTTCGAGAATGTCGGTGACGAGGACCTGTTTCTCGGCCCCCAGAGCCTGCGTGCCGTCGGCATGGGCCACCGCCGTCACGGCGGAGCGGGACTGCTTCCCGGTGCTCTCGTCGACTAGGAAGAAGAACCTGGTCAGGGTAGTGGGAGAAGAAGATGCGTTGAGGATCTCCCCCGCCCCGAAACCAGACGGACCGCCATCCACGAAGACCTTCTGGTCCGGGGCAATGATCCCAAGATCGAGAACAGTCGCCGGGCCAGGGGTCGAACCGATCTTCTTGTAGACGATCTCGTCGCGCATCAGCTCGCTGTAGAGAACGTCCGTGTTGGACATCACCCGACCGAACACCCGGGTCAGGGTCTCGGAGGTGACGCTCTCGCCAGGCACCATGAGCGCGGTGTCGTAGGCGTTGCCGATGCGTCCTTCTGGCGCACTGGGCTGGTCCCCACCGGCGGCGAAGAAGTCCTGCTCGCTGATGTTGAACCCAAGAGCGGTGGCGGCGGAGCCTCCAACGACGCGGAGGTAGATGTTCGAGGAGGACGAGATCTGCGAAGAGCGAACTCCGATGCACCCGTCGGCATCGAAAGCGACGAGAGCCGCCTCCTCGAATGCCGGGCCGTTCAGGTCGAGAAGGGCCTGGGAAAAGGCGACGATGCCGGTGGTGGAGGCGGAGACGCTGGCCTCCACGGTGATGATGGATCCATCCGCCGGACTGACCGTCTCGATCTCCAACGTGCCGCCGTTTGCCGGCAGGCCGGAGAAGTACGGCAGCGCCTGGTTCTGGTCGGCGTTGTTGCGCCTCTTGTTGCCGCGGATGGACGGGGTCGGCGGTCGACGGAGAGCCGTACCGACGAGATGGGGCCGCCTGAAGTAATTCATCTTCGACATGCGGTCTCCCTCAGAAGCGGATTTCCCACTCGACCTGGAACTCCAAGGCCTGGGTCTTCTCGATGGGCTCGACGAGCGACTTGTAGGCGGCGGGCGACTGGAAAGGTCCGGAATCCTTGTCGATGGCGCGCTGCCCGGCTTCGAAAGAGTTCTGGTGGCCGTTCGTGAAGAGTCCGAGCTCGCTGATGAAGCGCGAGTTCACCTCACCGAAGGTCAGGTCCGTCTCGGAAAGCGTCTTCACGTAGCGGACGGTCGTCCTGGTGGGGCGGAGAGGGAAGTCGGTGGCCGAGTGGTCGAGCGAGACGAGGAACCGGTTGGCGGTGATCTCCATCGGCTCCTTCAGGGCGACGACCGTGGCGTCTTCCGTCTGAAGACCTGCCCCGACGCCGAGGTAGAAGATGCGGTCGTTGCGCTGGGGGGTCGAGCCGTTCGCCGCGTACGTCATTAGCATCGCGAGGAACTCGCGGCCGGTGTTCGTCCAGATGTTGTGCCCTTCCCGGTAGGACCCGGGGACGATCTTGCCACGCTCCCGGCAGAGAGCCCTGACCCAGCCCTTCACCTCGACGACGCTCCTGTCGTCCCACTCCCGAAGAATGAGCCCCGACTTGAGCCGTACGCGGCCAGAGTCTCCGACATGGACGAAATCGCTCGGCATCTACAGTCTCCTGGCGACTGCACACGCCGTCATACCGCTCGACGCGAGAGCCACGGTCAGTTTCACACTTGTAGCTGAGACTTCCGCGATTGGATAGGCTCCAGGCCCATACCCCACATCTTGGGTATCGCCCTCCGCCAAGAAGAGATCGCCCTGGCGGAAGCCGGCCTCTCCGGGGTTGAAGGTCCCGAAAGACCAGGTGGCCACGTCGTCGGTGACCAGTGCGTCTGGAATCCCGGTCACCGTGAGCTTCACCCCATCCGTGACGAACTTCTTCGGGATGTCGAGACTGAACTGGCTGTCGGAGTGCGCCTTCTTGATGAGCTTTGCCTGGTAGGTTCCGGACGGGAGATTCATGTTGAGAACCCCATTGATGGGGTCCGTCACGATGACCCGCATCTCGTCGTCCTGCACTAGCTGAAGCTCGTCCCCGATGTCGGCGATGGCGTGGAAGAACGGATCCGAGAAGGCGACCGCGTACCCGTCCACGGCCACAAACTCGTACGTCTCTTCCGACGGCGATACGAAGAGCTGCTCTCGGTAGATCCGGTACTGGAGAGGGTCTCCCTCCGAAATCAGTGTCACCGGGGGAGACACCCGCAAGGTGTCCCAGATCGTGCCGTCCCCCGAAGCAATGACTTCGGTGATGGTGTGCCTACGTGCTCGCACACCGTCCGACACGACGAACCAATCCCCGGGCGCAACGCTGTCAGAACGCAGCTGGGCCGTGTCGAGAACGATGTCGGACAGTTCGTAGGTCGACGTTTCGAACGTGTAGGAGAACGGCGTCACGCTGACCACAGTTCCCGCACGGAGCAGGGCGCTCATCTCCCGGAGAATGCCGTAATGCATGGGAGCTTCCAGCGGCACCCATTGGTACGGACCGTCCGAGACCTTGATGGTCGACTCGGTGAGCTCGGAGATGGTGTAGAGGCCCTTGTTTATGGAGTTGAGGATGAGCAGCTTGTCCCCAACTCGGGCAATCGGCGGGTCGAAGAACTCGTTCTCCCGATTCGAGATGAGCCCAGCCCCTTCGACCTTGAGCCGGAAGATGCTGGCCGGGTCGACCACGAGATCTTCTCCGGCGCGCCGCAGCCAGTAGAACTTCTCGTCCCACCGGGTCGGGTAGATGTACCGTAGCGTCTTCGAGTCCAAGAAGGGCGGGATGCCGAGAAGGTAGCCGACGTGGTCGGAGAACATCGGGCCCAAGAAGGGGTTCGCCCTCGCCTTGAACTTGAGCTTGTCCTTGATGGTGACCGAGTCGTTGTACTCGGCAGTGTTGGTGATGGTGAGCGCCACGTAGGACGGAGTGATGCGCCGCAAGAAGCTCGAAACGAGCTGGATCTCGGAGGATTGGAAGATGTTGTCGTTGATGCGGATACGCGCCGAGTGGTAGCGCTGGAGGAGCTGGGAAGAGGTGAGGCCGGACCTCAGGCTGGTGAAGTCCTGGATCTCGACCCCCTTCGAGAGGGAGGCGAAAGCCTCCACGATATCCCCCACCTTGTACTCTTCTTCGGTCGCCGGGTTCGTGTCGACGCCGGACAGAGTGGAGTTCAAGTCGATGGGGAAGGTGTAGATGCGGAGCACGTTCTGGGGCTGGTTCGTGCTGTCGATGTCCTCGACGAGGATGCGCCCCATCACCGCCTCGCCTGCCGCGTTCTTCCGGTAGTCCTTGTCGACTGCCCGGATGATGCCCCGCTTCTCCGTGAATGGCAGACCGAGAAGAAGAGATGCTCCCAGCCGGATCTTGTCGATGGCCGGGCCATTCACGTAGGCGAACATGAGGCCCGCCACCGCCTGGCGGTAGCTTGCGTTCGTGGTGACGTTCTCCAAGTCCTGCCGGGTAAGACCGACCAACATGCCGAAGTTGCGTTCGATGTTCTCCGAGTTGTCGAAGAACGTGACTTCGGCCCAGAGCCGCTGCGGAGCCGGGCTGGCCGCGGTGAACCGTCCCGGGATGAAGCGCAGGAACTGACCACCACTCTTCCGGTGGATCTCGACGGCGCAGGAGAGAATCTTCGGGAGGGGCTGAACCCATGGGACGGGCCGGGACAGCTTCAGCCGATTTCGGCTGATGACCTCGGAAATGGGGTAATCCCCTGCCAGAGCCAGCGGCATGACGATGCGGAACGTGTCCCCGGCCATGAGCCCGATGTCGACGAAGTCTCCACCTTCGGCGTTGATGAGGTTCGTGCCGGCGCGGAAGGTCAGGTTCCCAGAGAAAGCGACGTCTCCATCGACCAGATAGTCCGACCGTTCCGTCAGGACGATGGGGGCGTGGGCAAGCTCGAAGCGCTCCTCTCCCCGCACCTGGTACATCTTGCCGTCGATCTCTTCCACCTCCGGCTGCCGGATGTACTCCTGAAGCGCCGGGATGGATCGTACCGTGCCGTCCACGGGGATACGGCGGTTCCGGATCACGCCTCGTGGAGTGACCTGGAACTTCTCCCCAGCCACGTCGAACGTCGAGGTCGTGGAGAGCTCGACGTTGTAGTAGGCCTTCTGGAAGAAGACAGAAGAGACCCCGTTGTAGACCTGCAAAGCCTTTCCACCCAGCGAGAGGCTCTTGTCAGGAAGGATCCGCACCGTCTCCAGGCGGAACCGCTGAGCGATGGACTGGAGCAACGACTGTGGGATGGGCGGCATCTCGCCATCCAAGGCAGTCTCGGTGGACAAGATGAAGCCGATCCGGTTCCGATCGACCCCTACGACCTGAAGGGGCACGTCGACGGCCGTACCATCGGACATGGAGATGGCGACCACGAGCTGGTCGCCGGCCGTCACCCCCAACGCCTCGAAGTCCTGGGTCGTAGAGACCAGGGTATGAGGGGCTCTCCAGAACATGCCCCGCCGTCCCGGAATGAGAACCCGCTCGTCGGTGACCAGTACGATGATGGGGACGCGCTGATTCAGGTCCGTAGAGACGCGGACGATGGTACGTGCTTCGCCATCCACGATGACCACCCGTCCAGGGGCCAGCGAGGCGAGAGCCTCGTTCCCGACGTAGGGAACGGTGATGGTGTCGGTGAGTTCCGTCTCAATGGGCGGGATGAGAAAGCCGACCGGACGGTAGATGCGGCACTCCGGCTGGGGCGAATCAGCGGTGCTGGAAGACGGCGGCTTTCGATCGACGATGACGTTCGTACCGGCCTTCGTGACGATCCGGTAGGTGCCGGAGTTCACGCCCTGGGTGACGTGGATGAAGTCACCGACGCGCACCTCGTCCATGCCTTTCGGCACTTCTCCGACAAAGACAGGGAAGCCGAGGAGCTGCGAGAGAATGAAGTCCTCTCGCCTGGGTCCGCCCACGTTCCAGTTCGTCGACTGGAAGGCGAAGTCGAAGTAGACCTCCTTGACGATGGCGTCCGTCTTCTCGTCCGGGGGTGGATTGTCGATGGGGTTCTTGGGAAGAACCTCGGACACGTAGAAGCCGCCCGGCCTAGGAGAGAGTCCAGTGATCGTGTAGGTCTGGACGTTTTCCGGGTTGCGGCTGTAGACGATCTGGAAGGGGCGGTTGGCGAGGTCGGGGCGGACCGCACCCTGAACCGAGATGAGCTCGTTGCGGCTGACGATGATGGCGAGGCCGAACTCTCCCGTGGCCCCCGTTGCGGCAGCGGCACCAGCCTGCTCGTTCCCGATGAAGAAGGTCGTCGTTTCGGGGTCGATGGGGAGCCGGGGCTCGTAGCAAAGCCAGCGCCGCTGGAACTGGTCCTGGATGTCCCGGACGCTCTTGTTGAAGTCGACCTGGTAGAGCTTCAGAAGCTCGGCTCCGGAGATCTGTACCAGAGCAGACCAGAGAGTCTCGAAGAGTTCCTTTCCCTCGACCTGCGACCACACATCTCGAAGGTAGCTCCAAATGAACTTGCCGTCCGGGACGAGACCGCGGGCATGAGGCACCATGATGGCGCGCACATCCACGGACTGTCGAACGATGACGCTCTCGTACACCCCATTCGACGCCACCATGCCGACGACGTACTGCCCCACCACATCCGGGGCGAAGGAGACGATGGCGCCGGAGTCGTCGAGCTTCTTGAATCCCTCCATCGCGATCTTCGATCCGATGGGGACGGAGATGAACGAGAAGTCGTAGGTGAGAGGAAGTCCGTCCGGCTCTGTGCTGAGGCGCGCATCGACTGAGATGACGGCACCGATGATGGCGTATTCGCTGCTGACCGTGAGCGCCCCGATGGGCTGCTTGCGCTCCTCGATGACCCGGCCCGTGAGCAGGAAGGAGGCCATCGGCTATACCCCTTCCGCCGCGTCGACGAGGAGCAGGGACCTGCCGCCGAAGACGTACTTCAGGTTCGGCTGTTCCTGGTAGAGCTCGACTTCTCGGCCCGAGGAGATACCCCACCGAATGTACTACCACTCGGAGAGGCAGTTCACCTCGGAGTTGAAGTTGCCGAAAGCGATGGTGGGGTCCTGGTCCGTATCGTCATACTGAGGGACGAAGCGGTCCCAGGGGATGGAGATGATGGGGATGTCTTTGAGAAGATTCCGGTCCCACACCTCGACTGCCCGGCCAGGAGAGTAGACGAGGCGGTAAGAGCCGACGTCCCCATCCATCGTCATCCAGGACATATCGGCCGAATGGAGCTTTCCGAGTTCCGTCTGGTTGAGGATGTCGTCGAGCCCGTTCTCTCCGCCAGGGATGATGGCGATCTTCCGACCGTGCTGCCCACAGTCGAAGAACCCGAGATGCAGTTTCGAGGGCTCGTTGTCGGGGGTATCCACCGTCCCGAAGTAGACGGTGATGCCAGCCCCAGTCCACATGGCCGGGGCGTTCGAGGTTCCTTCCTTGTCGGTGTAGGAAACCACGCGGCCGCGGAAGTCGATCTGAAGCCCACTCAAGTAACGAAACTCCCCGACTCTCGCGTAACGATAGTAGGCGTATTCACCCGTCGGGGCACCGAAGCTCGACTTCTCGATCCGCTGCGTCTTGTTGGCGAACGAGAACTCGTTCTTGCCGTTGTGTATGGGCTCAAAGAACGTGAAGGAGTGCTCGGGAGGCGCGCCATCTCGCCCCTCCCAGGCCCTGTAGTTTGTGAGGTACGAAAGAGAGCCGATCTTCATCTCCATGTCGGCTTCTACATTCCGCAAGAAACCGACGTCGACCACGCCCTTGGAAGGTTGAAGGAAGTTGGTGGGTGTCGGAAGGGGAAGGGGAATGTCGTCCGGCCCAATCAGCGGCAACGACATGAACGGCACGTCGACATCTTCGATGTAGAGGGCGAGCTCGCTCCGAGCCCGGTCGAGCGTCAGCCGGACGAGCTGCATCGAGGAGTAGTCCACGGGGCGTAGAGCCCCACCGTCCCGGACCACGTGGTAGCCGAGCTCGATATCCCCGGGCGCGGTCGGGTCCTTCACCAATCCGTAGGTCTTCACCAACTCGGCTTCCAGAGCAACGACCTGGTAGATCTTCTCGGCGTCGTTCACTCGAAGCCCGAAGCCGACGTTGGCCCCGGCCAGGTTGTCGATGCTACCCGCCATCCAGGCCTCGATGGAGAAGCCGGAGGTACGCCCTTCAAGCACAGGCTCTTCTCTGCGCAAGAACGAGTCCCCGTTTCCGCTCTTCTTCATGGTGGCGTAGGTGGGAATGGTCTGACGACCAGGCTGGAACCACCAGCTCAGAGAAGGGGCCACCATGCCCGCTGGCGTCCACCGGCCAAGAGTCTTGTCCGTAGGAAGACGCCTGTCGTATGCGAAGAACGATGCGGGGAGGTCTGGGTAGATACGGAGGGAATGGCCGGACTGGGCCAGCTCGCGATCGACACTCAGCGGGGCATACGGATAGATGGTGAAGTCCGAGAATCGAACGACATCGGACTGTCCTCCCCCATTCCCAAAGAAGAGTCGAACCAGATGTTCCGGACCGTCTCGGCGCTGGGGAAAAGTCTCCGAACCCGGCGAGAACTCCCCGAGTGCGCCCATGTCGAAGGTGCCGATAACTCTAGGGGTCTCCCCCTCCCCAGCGATCCATAGCTGGATGGTCTGCCCGGTCTCGTCGACGTAGAAAAAGATCGTGAGCAACGAACTGGTGCCGAGAAGGTCCCATCCGACTTGAATGGTTTCCTGCTGCGGCCGCGCTGAGTCGAGAGCGTGGAGCGGACCGCCGACCACCAGCCCACCACCAGACTGCGGGAAAACGAAGAGCCCGGTGTTACGAATCCCGTACTCGAACCCCATATAGAGTGGGGCCAAGAAGGTTTCGTCACTCCAGTACCGACTCTTCATCTCCCAAGTGTGGCTCACCTCGAAGGTGATGCTGGCTAGGACCGGGCTGTACCTCTCGACTGGCAGAGTCAGCTCGTAGATGCCGGCGTCCATCCCCTCTTCGCTGCCCGGCCCGATGAGCAGTCGATTGCCGTCCGCCATGCGGGGCAGCACCGAGTGCGTTGGACGTCTGCGCTCGGGCGTCTCTACCTTCACATCGGCAAGGAGCTTCGTGTCGACTTCGGGCAGGATGATGTGGCCGTCGTCCTGCGCGTGCATCACCGTGTTCGACAGTGCCAAGCGGGCGCTGATCGTCCCACCGACGACGTACTTGTCCGTCGACTTCAAGCTGAATACGACTGGGGTACCCGGGACCAAGGGCTCCGCGTTTTCGCCGAGGGTTGAGTTGACAAGCTCTAGAGCCAAGAGGGGTCCCGTGTAGTAGAGTTCCGGCGATTATACGGAAGGGGGTCGAAGGTGCACAGCTTCAAGGAACTGAAGCCCGATGAAATCAGGGCCATTTTGGATGCTCGAAACGAGAAGGGCGAAAAGCTCTACGAAGACGTTCTCACGCCCCTGACCTCCCAAGAGGCTGCCCTCTTTCAAAACTCCCCCTGCCCGAAGTGTGGGTCGGCAGCCGCCCCCATGCTGAATCTCCAGAGGCCCTTCGCCTCGAACTCCCCTCTTCCGAACAAGATCCTTCGATGCGTGGTGTGCGGCACCGAGTTCGACCCCCGCACCCAGCTCATCCACTTCGCGAACATCACTTACGCTTCAGATTGACGCGCTCGCCGTCCGGGACGACCGTGAGCCCGGACACGTCCTGCCCCGGCATGAAGAAGGTGACCCGAGGGGACCCGTGGTACGGGACCTTTGTGTCGGTCGGGTTTGGCCCGCCCAGGTAGTTCTCCGAGAACTCCACCCACATCTTCCGGTCCCAGTCGTAGATGGTGGCGGAGACCTTGGTGGGGGTTTCCGGGTTCCCTCCGTGGTCCATCACCCTGCGCTCGATCTCGGACACGTCGACAGCGGTTTCGATGGTGGTCTGCTCGACGTACTTGCGGATGTCGGCGGCAATCACGCTAGGGTCGGAACCCCCGACGTAGGTAGCATCGTAGGAGATGTAGGCCGGCAAGAAGTGCCGAGCCAAGATGCCGGCGGCAAGAAGACGGTCGCTCGCAGAGTCGACGAACTCTTGGACCTGCTGAACCAAGTCCGCCCTTTCGTAGCTGATCTGGACTGGAGAACCGACGATGCGAACGAGACTGCTGCGGGCGTCTTCGGAGCCGGGAGGCAACACGTAGAGAGGTAGATCGACGAACCCGGTCTCCTGCATCGAGTAGGAGAAGTTCGGGTCCTCTACAACGTGCCGGTACCCGAGAGACGAGTACGTCCCTTCGTCCACCACCAGGTAGCTGTCCTGGGAGATGTTCGCCGCCGAGGAAGGCGACAGGGAGACGATCTCGGTGTCGAAGTAGTAGAGGAACCCGTCCCGATTCTCGCTCATCTCCGTCGTGGTGACGCGCCGCACATTCGGGCGGAAGATGCGATACGGCTGCCGGATGCGATCCGGAATCGTGCCCTCGATGAAGACGTACGACGCCCCCGGTTCTCGGGCGACCTGTACGACCTCCAAGTCCACCGGTTTCGCCTCGTACATCCGGATAGGAGCTCCCGCCACGATCTCGGTCCCGGTGGCGGTGGCGATACTTCCTCGTCCGACTTGCTCCAAGGCGGTATCAGGGGCTTCCGTGATCGCCCATGCACAGGGGCTGCCGGGGTTCTCGAACTGGGTGTTGGGCGGAACATCCACCACGACCGTGCTGGCCATGCCGGTCGCGGGATTCACGTTGAGCAGCGCCGAGATCATGAAAGATCCCATGTACTGCTCATCGGCGTTGAAGATGGTGATGTAACTGCCGATGTCGGTCGTCTCGAACACCGATCCGTCGTTGTTGATGATGATGTTCGTGCCCTGCCCAGCCGGATCGAAGTAGTAGGTCCCTTGAGCCCCCTGCTTCCTGAGAACAGGGCTCGTCGACGACAGAACGCGGTCGAGCGTGAGGGACATGCCGTCGGCGGCCACGCTCGTGACATGGTAGCCGCCGGCGTCCACTCCCTCCTCGATGAAGAGGAGGTTGCCGACCATCTCCGGACCGAAGGCGTAGTCGACCATGCAGGTCGGTAGCGTGAGCCGGGTCGTACCTGCAACCGATTGGACGATGAGAGCGGCGACCTTCAACGTCTCGTCGGCGAGGGGCACCTCGTGGTGTACTGAAACGAAGTCGCCGACCGTGACACCCATGGCGAACACCGACTCCTGGGCGTCGCCGGAGAAGAAGATCTTGAACCCGCTTCCGGTATCTTCCACGGAGAGGCCCCGCGGGTACTCGGTCGGCTGGGCATCCGAAGTCAGCCGGGGCGGGACGATCTCGTAGGCCCCGTACCTGATCGGATCGGGCCGGTACTTCATCAGCTGGCCCGTCGAGGTCTTGTACGAGTAGGTAGTAACGATATCGGCGAGTCCGGTGTGCTGCTCGAACAGGGTAGGCTCCCGGAAGTAGGTCCGGAAGACACCACGGGCAGGAGCGCCCCACTCGTAGAGGCTGGCGCTCATGGATTCGATGACGGTCTGGAGTTCTTCCGCGGTAGGCGGTTCCGAGATGCCCCAAGATCGCAGAGCATCGGAGAGTGCCTCGCCCAGGCCCTTGTACCAGTTGACGAAGAAGTCCGGGAAGCTGACGGGGAACTCGACGATATTGAGTCCGCCGCCCGCACCGTACTCTTCTAGGAACTTCCAGATCTCCTTCAGAGGATCGACCGGAAAGACCCCGTAGATCTGGATGAAGTAGACGTAGCAGGTTCTCGTGACGTCCGTACCGCCGTCACCGCCCGGGATGTAGACGTCCTTGCCGTACTTGAACTTGTGCACTGCCTTGATGAGGTAGTCGCCCTTGTTGGGGCCGTTCTTGAGCGAGAGGCAGTCGCCGGGCTTGGGGTCCGCCGGGGGGTAGTTCACCTCGTCCCCCACCGACTCGACCGTGAGCATCACGTAGCTGCACTTCCCGACCGTATCCGAGCGGAGATCGAACTCTGCCTGGCCGAGCGGGGAGGTGACGGGGATGTAGACCCCGTCTGCCTGGTCGAAGTTGAGTGAGTAGCGCCGGTCCCCAGAACCAGCCGCAACACTCGTGAGACCGTCGATGATGCCGTCGAGGTCCGGAAGGACGTAGGCACTCGCGAGCTGGCTCTGCCCCAACACCTTGGCGGAGGTCAGGTTTCCAGTCGGCACAACCGCCACCGGGTCGGCCGCAGGGATGGTCAGACCGGTGGACTGCTTGGCCGAGTCGAGGAGCAGGATCTCTCGAACCCGAACCAGAGGACGCTCCACAGGACTGAGCGGGGCGAACACCTCGATGGGCAGATCCACGGCGGTCGAGGTGAGCTTCTTGTTGAGGAAGATGCCCTGACCGCCCAAGGTCGCGTCGAAGGCGACGATGGTGTAGTCCCCGGCGTCGGACCCTTCGAGGATGCGGAGGGCATCCCCGACTCTCGCCCCGTAACGGAGCAGGTCGTTGTTGGCGAGACGGACGAAATCGGAACCGATGGTGGTCCGAAGATCCCTCTGAATCGCGTCGCCGAACGGGAACCGCATGACGCGGGGCTCGAACAGGTTGATGCGGATCTTCTTGAGAATGCGGTAGCGGCCGCTGCCGGTCGAGTCGGTGTTGCCGGAACTCGCTCGAAGAGCGCCGTCCAGCCACAGCACGCATCTCCCCTCTACGTCGTAGGTGATGTCGCCGATGGTGTAGAGACCGGCGTCTGCGCCCTCCTCAATGCTCAGGAGGTCTCCCGCCTCGACACCAGCCGTCTTGAAATCGAATGGTGTAGGCTCCTCATCGACGAGGCTGACGTCGGTGACGGCGTTCGAGCCGCCCGTAGCGACCAGGGTGTGCCGCTCCAGGTAGAAGTGCGGGTTGATCTCGGTGGAGCCGGACTTCCCCATATCGTAGGCGCCGTCGAGCACAACCTTCGTCGTGTTCTGGGAGGTGGGACGGACGTAGACGTCGGAGCGTCCGTAGATGTGGACTTCCTGGTTGTTGACCACCCCTTCCGGACTCAGCTTGCCGATGTCGGGGATGGACGAGATCTTCACCGTCCCCTTCTTCGAGAAGCCGCCGCTGAAGGCCCGGGGCAACGTGTCGGTGACGACTTCCGGCAGGTTCGCACTCGGGTCCGACCAGCGGACGAAGTAGGCGAGCTGGTACGGGGCAGATGCCGCGCGCTGGCTGAAGTAGGTCTCTTCGACCTGGAGCCGAACGAAACGCTGCTCCTGAGTCAGAGAGCTGAACTCCGGCTGCGTCCTGTCGATGTAGATGTAAAGGGCGTCTCCCGGCTTCGGAACGTCCGACTCAGACCCTTCCAGCGTCATCGCCCGGACGTAGGCCACTCCCTTGTAGAGCTCGACCTCCCCGGTGATCCAAGCATGGCCGGGAGATGCGGCGACGAGGAGGTCGCGCTGCATCTCGGCGTCTTTCGCTCCGACCACCTGCACTGCGCGGAGCTGCCCCTTGAACACGTTGAAGAGCCGAGCCACCGTGCCGCGCCTGTTGGCGAGAGAACGCTCGGTGAGGGAGCCCTCGGCGGCCGCCACGAACTCGGGCGTCTCCTGCCGCTCTGCGCCTCCGGTGAACTTTCGGAGGTTCGTGGCACGCACGACGTTGGGGATGCCCTGAATCCCGACGACATCGTCGACATCGACGTTGTACGTGGCACCCGGCTTTTCGGCACGCACCGGGATGTCGAGGTAGAAGAGGGAACCCTCTCGATTGAAGGCCATCGACTCTGCGGAGATCGAGATGGAGCTGGTCGGGAAGAAGTTGAGGTTCGAGCGGCTGTAGATCATGTTGCCGACTTCGATCCGCATGTCGGCAGGGTTCGGGAAGTAGAGACGCACCTGCCCCACCGCAAAGCCGCCAGAGTCTCGGGAGTCGAAGACGTTGGCTACGAGGGCATCGGCGTCGTCATCCGAGAGAAGGGTGGGGTCGATGAGCGACTGGGAACGGCGGATGGAGGCCGTTTCGCGCTTGAACGGTTCGAGGATGAGCTGGAGCGGCTTCACGAAGACGTCGCGCAGCGCGCCGGGGTCCGAAGCGTAGATGTCCGGGAAGTCCTGGGCGAACCGGTCCGTGATGAACTTGTCGATGTCCGTCTCGAACGGGTCCGTGCCGAGGTAGGAGAGCACCGGCGCGATGAACTTTGTCTGCGCTGGAGAGCCGGCAGACAGGTCCACCCCGGGGTCCAGGGCGGAGAGTCTGTCTTCCAGGAACTTACGCAGTTCAGCATTGGCCATGAATCACCCGATGGTCACAAGCGCGGAGCTTCCTACCATGCTCTTCAGGTCGACGACCGCGGAGAGAGTTGTCGTCTCGACATTGAACTTCACAGAGACGAGAGAGGCGGAGAGGAGGCGCTCGGACGGCGGAATCCTGGAGTTGCGGGCTTGCTTGGCCGTGATCTGCTGCCGAGTCCGTTCAACAGCCTGCGACAGCGCGGCAGAGGCAGAGTTCCTGTCTGCCGTCTTTCCCACGATGGAGCTCGCCCCACCACCGCCTGCCGGATCGAAGATGTCCGAGCCCGGAGTCGTCAGGAACACCATCGTCCACTCCTGGACGAGACGGTCGATGCCGGACACCGTCTTCACGGGCTTCGTGATGCCGAGGGACAGGGCGGCGTCGGTGTGCGTGGCAGATGTGGAGGTCAGGACGAAGAGGCTGTCGAGCGCCTTGCCGACCTGAGAGTCCGGGATCTTCGCCACGAGTCGGTTCGGCCCCAGGATGAGGAACTCCGTGACCTGAATGCCGTTGAAGACGATCTCTTCCGCCTTGTTGAAGCTGTCCCCCGTGATGAGGATCGCGGGCGGGTCGAATCCCCGCACCGGCACCATCGAAGAGATGCGAAGAGAGACCTTCGCCTGGACGACCCGGAAGTCTCTCATTTCGAGGCATCCTTCTGCGCCAGGTATTCGAGGCCGAGGGCCTTGAGCTTGGCGGGGTCATCCCCAGCTTCCTGAATCTTCGAGACGGCGTTGTTGATGTCCGCCTCGATCTTGTCGAGCATCTCCAGCTTGCCGGGCTTGGTCCCGGACTTTGCTCCGGCCGCGTCCAGCAACAGGCGCGCTCCCTTACCGCGGATCACGTCGATCTGCTGCTGGATGAGATGGTCCAGGGTCAAGGAGGCGACAGCCTTGTTCGTCTCAGTCCCTCGGATGAAGGAGTAGGCGGAGTGGATGATCTCTTCGATGCCGGAAGCCATATCAGTAGCCCACCGAGTTCAAAGTAGAACCATCGCTCTCCGACGGCGGCGAGAAGCTGTTTCTGGCAAACGTAGAAGAGGCCTGGAGGAAGGCGCCGCCATAGGAAGCCTGGTCGGAGTCCATCCCCAAGATCGACTGAAGGTCGCACTTCAGGAGCATGTCGGCTGCCCGTAGGAAGTGCCTCTCTGCGAGTGTCGTCAGGATCCCCTCCACAATCTGGCGCTCTTCTTTACCTGCTCCGGATGGGAGCATTGTGGAGTCATCCCCCAAGAGGTTCAACAGTTCTCTTAGCTTGAGACGAAGAGGCTCGATCTCCGCGAGCGCCATGTTCCGCTGCGCCGAAGACTGCGACGTGATGAGCGGGGCGAGAGCTTTGTCGATGCTCTCCATACCCCCCGCAAAGGGCGTCTCGGCCCATCCCGCCAAGAACTTGTGGAGAATGGACTCCATCTTCAGGTACACGGCCACAACGGCACTTGTACCTACGATCGGGGCCGAGAAAGTCGGCACGGCCTCCACGAGCTCGATCTCTGACTCCGAGACGCCAGCTACCTCCATGTCGATGGAACGACCCGGGTTGAAAGAGTCTCTGGCCTGGAGACGATCTCCCACCTGAACGAGACTTCTCTGGTCAACGGTCCCCGGACCAAGAACGATCGCGTTCGACTCGGCCCTGTAGATCCCAGACAGTCCGAGGACCTCCGGGGCGGACAAGACCTTGATGTATGCGCCTGGCCCAGTCGCTACCGTGGAGAGGGCCACGGTGGAGTCGGAGGCAACCTCAGCAGTCAAGGCCGGGAAAAGTGAGGTGACCGCCTCCGCCACGTACTTGGGAGCGATCTGATCGGTGCCCTTCTGCCCCGCTGAAAAACCGAGCGCAGTGTGGGCAGAGTTGATCGAGATCGCGGTGCCAGGAGCCGTGATTCCGCTGATCATCCCGTCCGGCCACATGTAGAGGCTCTCGACGATGATCTCGTAGTAGACCAGGGAGTAGAGCATCACCCTGGAAGAAGAACCTGCGAACGGGGTGGCGGCGATTCCACAGCCCCGAAGATTCATATCCTGATTCAGAACCTCCAAGAACTGAGTCAACGTCGCGTAGGTCCCGGCCACGTCGATGCGCCAAGACTCTTGAAGCCCGTCACTCGCCCTCCTCGTCGTCAGAAAGAGGGCTCCTCCGGGGGGAATAGTCAGCGGAAACACAATGTCTTCGCCGACCAATACGGAGGAGCCCCCAGGGAAGAAATAGAACGAGCCGGATGTGCCGCAGACCTCCAGCGCCAAGACAGTAGGCTTCGGCGTCTCGATCACGAATGGGCCCTGCGCAGTAGTGGCTACGGCAGGCGTCGGGACGCTGGTGCCGATGGTTCCGGCAGGGAGCAGCGTGTCATCCCACCTCGGGGGTTGAGAGACCGTAGTTATGGCAGCCTTGCTCCCGAGAAGACGGGCCGCAAAGTCTCGGGACACTTCTGGGGATCCGGAAGCGTCTACGTGCGCCATGATCTCTTCCAGATCCGTCCGGGCCCTGGAGACAGTGGCCGACCCCAGAAGGGCGCCGAATGGAGCGGCGTCGAAGTTGGCGATGCCGCTGCTGAGCAGGTACATCCGTTCGAGCAGGTCCTCGTGGGCAGAACGGAGTTGCTGAACTGTGCCCGGCATGTCCTGGCTGGCCTCTTGCCCGGGACGGAGCAACTCCTTGGACCCTCGTTGCTTCACATTCCTGGCAAGGTATGTGTTCAAGAACTCCGTAACGGCCTTGCCGTACAAAGAGACAGAGATGGAGGTCGTGCGGGTCTTGGCGTCCAGGTTGGGCAACGTCTCCAGGTTGATGAGTGCCGAGTAGGCGCGGCGGAGAACGTGCCCGCCCTCGATCTTGAAGGAGGCGTTGCCGATGTCCTGGACGACGCCCCGTAGATCCTCGACAACCGCAAGCTCGTCCTGGATGGCGGCGAGCAGTCCATTCCTCGCCAGAAGGGCAAAGTAGAGCGCCGCCCGAGGCTTCAGCATCAGGTTCAACGCGATGCTGTCGAAGATGGCCGCCGCTTCCAGATCAGGACGCGGGGCTCCCGCCAGCTTGCCCTCGGCTACGTTCCGTACGAGGAGGGACTCAATGTGGGCTTCGACGGTGCGAGCCGGCATCAGTCATCCTCATCCTCAGGAAAGTCTTCGATGAGCTGCCGCTGCGCTTCGATGAGGGAGACCTGGTTCACGTTGTCTCGTTCCAGGTGTTCGATCTTGGCGACGTGCTCCTTCGTCAGACTCCGTACCCACTTCCGGATCTTGTCGGGCGGGAAGTTCACCAGGTCGCAGATGTTCTCGAAGGAGTTGAAGAGCTCGCTGGGCTCGAAGAGCCAGCGGTACGCCTTCTCGGCTTCCTTGCGCTGCTCGATCTTGAGAGCGTCTCGGTAACTCACCCAGTCGAAGGCGGCCCGGATGATGACCTTCAACCAGAGTGCTCGATAGGGGACGTAGTGATCTGGCCCGCGCCGAGGGGTGTCCCATGAGAATCGACGCCCACGCGGGGCGTAGACCTCTACGGAGTGGGTGGCCACCAGCTTGGCGAGAGTGGTCGCGTTCACGGGGTCACATTCACGACGAGGGGAACGGCACCGACCGTGTAAGACGGAATCCGGGTGGGGTAGAGGTCGTCGATGAGGCCGACCGAGACGGAAGTCGTACCTTCCGCGACGGCCGTGACCGCCAGCTTCTTCGTCTCCGGCTGGTAGGCAACCATGGCGACGAGCGAGTCCGAGTTGGTCAGCTCGAAGATGTTCATGAACTTGTCGTCATGGCCCTGGAAGTCGGTGAAGATCGTCTCGATGTCGACCAGCACCGCATCACCGACCTTCAGGTTCAGGACGGGCGGGTTGAAGATCACCGAGACCGGGGCAGGGTGAACGAGGTCGATGAGGTTCGCCGTCGGACGGTCCGGTACCTGGAAGTTCCAGAGCTGATCCTCCTCCCCGGCGAACATGAACCAGAGCCTCGCTCCACGGATCAGATCGACGACGATGTAGCCGTTCTTGTCGGTATGCATCTCCAAGGAAGTCGGAGCGACCATGTTGCCGTCGACGACCTTGGGGCTCTTCGTGAGGAGATCCATCTCGGCAACGATGCGAACGAGTGCCCCCTGCACCGGCTCGTTCTGGTGGCCGACGAAGCGGCCGACGCATCGACAGAGCCTGGTGTCGCTCGGAACTCCATGAGCGCCGAGCAGGGTGCCGGAGATGTCGTACAGGTTGGGCTCTGTTCCGAGGACGAGTACGCGCCAGGGATTCCGGAACAGCACTCCGAGCTTGAAGGCCCGCAGCTCGTACTCTCCGGCAGGGACGAGGAAGCTCGCCATGCCGGCGTCGTCGGACTCGGCAGATGCCACCGCTCCGTAGGTCGTCGGACTCAACAGGGCAAGTGACGCTCCTTCGATGGGCGTCTTCGAGATCGAATCGTCCGTGACATAGACGTTCACAACGGCGTCGGCCATTAGGGCGACCTCCTCGACAGCAGCGGCGGAACGGTCTGCACGGCGAACCCGTCAGCGGCCGCTCCGAGCGCCGTCGCGAGATTGAAGCTGGGGGTCGATGGGACGGTGATCGTCCGCACGAAGGACGTCCCCTCGATGGCGACGGTCAGGGTGGCTCCGCGCAGCAGTGGCACTTGCAGGAAGCCGTCGGCATTGGCCTCAACGACGACGGACAGAGGAGCGCTCAGGGCGGACGGTCCCATGATCGGAGAACCCTGCATGGAGAGGATGACCTGACCGCGCACTGGGTCGCCATCCATACCAACGAAGGTCATGTACCCGACGCTCACTCGGTTCGGGTCCACCGACACCTTCGAAGCCCGGACTCGATCCGAGAAGCCGGACACCGGAGAGAGCCCAGCCGCGGTGAATCTCCAACGATACAGGTCCGAGGAAACCGCCCCGGCGAGATCGACGTAGTTGTACAGAAGGACGTCAGGGGCCAGTTCCGGATCGAGATCGAGCCCGTGCGCCCGGTAGCCTTCTTCGAACATTCCCGGAGGCGAGTTCTCGATCTCGATGTAGTGGCCACGGCCGGTCAGATCGTGGGTCAGCCTCACGGCGGAAGCCGCAACATCGAGTGTGGCCAGGTTCGGAACCACTGCGTCGATGGCACTCACCACCATCTGAGGCGTCCAGTGCTTCACCGTATCTGGGAAGTAGACCGAGTGGAACTCGCCGTCGACCGAGAGCTTGAGCGAGTAGCCGCCGATGGGCCAAGCCGTGCGGGCCTGGCTCGACATGACCACGGCAGGGGTTGCGGCACGACCAGTGAGCGGTGCCCACGTGTTGGCGAGGTCTTCGCTCTTCCAGATCTCGATATTCGTGAAGCCCAGCGAGATGAGCTGGGCCACGTTTGCTACAGGAATGGAGATTTGGGAGAGCATCTACTTCTCCTTCTTGGACGGGACGGGTGGGCCGCCGATCGCGTCCGTAACCCGTGCGGCCGCAGCACCGGACTCCTGGGAAGACTCGATGGCAGTGTCCATGTGCTTTCGCATCACGGAGTAGATGTTCGTGACGCTGTGCTCGTCCGTCGTCTCGACGTCTTCTCCTCCAAAAGGTTTCTGGATAGGGGTGAAGAGTTCGTCGTCCGGTTTGGAGTCGATCGCCTTCTCCGCCGCCTTGAGGGAGCGGTTGATGTGGAACTTGGCGCACAGCTTCTTCCAGAAACTCATCGGTCGCCTCGATCTCGACGAGGAGATGGCTGAACCCCGTTGAACTGGATGTTGAGCATCGAGATCATGTCGCCAATGCGGTCTAGGGCCAGCGTCGTTTCCTTCGAAGCTGCTGCGTGCTCGGACACCATGTCCACGAGCTTGTTCGAGATGCTCTGAGAATCGTCGACTCGCTTCTCCTGGGCCAAAACGACTCTCTTCCCAACCTCGTCCACCGTCGCCGCGAAGTCCTTCGCCATCTGCCGAGCGTCGTTGTTCAGGCGGACGTTGTCCCTCCACAGCCAGATCGTGGACAGCACGGGCGCGATCATGAAGAGACCGATGATCCCGTAACTCTTCACGACAGCCTGGATTAGATCGTCCACTCATTTCCCCGACAAGTACGCAGCCATGTCCTTTACAGCGACAGAAGAAACTACCTTCGTGTTCACCGCCTGGATGCCGCGCCCCCCTGTCCGCCCCTTGAGAATCGCCTCCAGGACCTGCGCCTCGTTCTCCAGGCGCTTCTTCTCCTTCTTGACGTACTCCTTCGTCGTCTTCTGGAGATCCTTCAGCATGTTGATCTGAACGGCCATCAGTCCACCACCCTCTCCTTCAAGAGCTTCTTGATGGTGTTCTTGGCCTTCGAGACCTTCGAGACCTCCCACTTCAGTTTCTTGGCGATGTCGCCAGACTTCGTCATCGGCATTCCCCCGTCACGGGGGTAGATGAGCTCGTGGACCTTCTGCTCATGCGGCTTCAGGTCGTGGTAGATGATGTGCGCTACCTGCTCGTACGGATCGAGACGGCGGTTCCCAGCGCCTTCGACCTCTTCTCCGCCGCCGCTGATCTCGTAGTCGCGGCGCATCTCCTTGTGGACTTTCAAGACGGACTTCTCCGGTAGTCCGGAGTGCTGGGCGATCTGCTTCAAGGTCGGCTCGTACCCGAGCTTGTCCGTCAGCTCCGCCTTCGCCGTCTCGAACTTGTTGAAGATCTGGCTCATCGGCTCGGTGACGCGGGCCGTGTTCTGGAGCTTCACGGCTTCCCGCTTCAAGCTCTTCAAGCCCCAGTTCAGCCAAGTGGACGGGCTCGCTCCGTTCGGATTCGACGGTGCGTACCGAGTGAAGGCCTTGTGGGCGAGCTCGTAGGCCTTCCCCTCCAACTGAACCCGGTTCACCTGGGCGCCGCGGAACTTGTTGAGGTTCTTGTTCACGACGCCACTCATGGCGCCCATGAGGTCATCAAACCTCTCCCCCTTCTCGTGCTTGGGGGCATCCTTCCAGGCCTTCCACAGCGTCAGGTCCTTGTTGACCTTCGGAGACGCTACCCCCTTGTACGAAGCGACAGGGGCAACCGGCTTGAGCGGCTCGACCTTGATGGGCTTGTAGGATGGAGCTTTGGGCGTGGCTCGCGCCTGGGCAGACAGTTTCGCGAGGACCCAATCAAGGGCCTCGACCTTGTCCCCCTGGGCGCTCACGTCTTACGCCGCGCCGCCTGAGAGCATCGCCCGAGAAGGCGTGGTGCCCCGCGTGGAGGAGTTGCCGGCCGAGACGACGCGCTGACCGAGACTGGGGGTCGGGCGAGTGCCGATGCCGGGGGCTGCGGACGCCTTCAGGAGTTCCGGATACCGGCGCTGGGCGTCGGACTGGCGAGCCTGAGCGAGCTTGTCGAAGAAGGCGTCGACGTTGGCGGTCGGAGACGAGTACTTGATCTTGTCGCCGGCCTTCTGGAGCAGAGAGCCAGCCTTCCCCACCGTGTTGCCGAGGAGCTTCTGCCCGCCGTGGGCGACGGCCTTCGCCTTGCGGGCGGAGAAGCCGACAGGATCGTCGATGAACCGGTGGGCGGTGCTCTTCGCCTGGTTCACCGCGCTCCGACCCATCGACTGAAGCTCCCGGACCGGACCGTTCTTCACGCTGTTGGCGATGTCGGCAGGCGAGCTCTTCACGGCCTTGTTCACCATGGACTTGCCGGCGTACATCCCCTTCTTGAGGGTGTCCTGCCAGCTGGCGTCCTTTTCGAAGTGGCTGGCCAGGTTGTGGAAGCTCCGGGCCTCGGCGGTCTTGGCGAGAAGAGGGGACATCGTCTCGGCACCATCCGCCTGGACGAAGAGCCCTTCGATCTTCCGCTGCTCCTTGGCCCGCGCGCCGGCGGCTGCCGAGAAGAGCTGCTCCGCGTCGGCACGAGTGCGCGCCCTGGTGAGTACCGTCACCCGTGCGCGGGTGAGTTCCTCGGCGCCCAGGTTGGCGACGCCGGATAGCTTGAGCTTCATGAATGTCCCCCTTCAGAGTGGTGCTTGTCTCTGTGTGCCTTGCGGATGCGCTTGCGAGCGTATTCGCCGAGGCCCAGCGCTGCGCCGCTGGACATGACGATGAACTTGGTCTTGGGGTCGGCGCCCGGAACCGGGATGAGCACCTTCTTCTTGAAGAGGCGCCCTACGGTCTGCGTCGTGGGCTTCGAGAAGGCCTGTCGGCCGGTGTCCGCCCAGTCGTGCATGAACTTCGCCGCGCCGGCGCCGCCGATGACGTGGGTGGCAAAGCTCTTCGCCTGCGCCGCGGGGGCGGCTTCCGTCTTCCCCTTGCGAAGCATCTCGTCCGGACCTGGTTCCATCCGATCGGGGCGGATCCGGGAGGAGGTCTTCTCTACCCCCTGTTGGGGCCGCTCCTGCCCGTGCACCCTACCAAGGAGGTATGCCTTCTCCGTGTCCTTGGCGCGGCCCTTCTTCGTGGCGTAGTGGTGTCCGACCGCACCGGCGCCGGCTCCGACTGCGAGACCACCCGCGGCAGTCCAGAGATGGGACTTGAAGGACGCCTCTTTCTCGACCTCGTCAGGAAAGTCCGACCGGACCTTCTGTAGAATGGCCTGCGCCTTTTCGTAGGCGGCGCTCGGCATGGGTTCGGGCTTCGGGTAGTTGAGGAGCGTCTCGGAGGAGATGCCGGCGAGACTCATCTCGGCGATCTTGTAGAGCTCGTCCTCGAAGGCCGTCCTGACGATCGCCCAGTCCATTTCCTAGCCTTCCTGCTGCTTCCGAAGCATCCGGCCGGTCTGGTAGTCGTTCACGGCCTTCTTCGCCTTGCGCTCTCCGAGGAGGGCGAGTGCGCCGCCGGCGGCACCGGCGGTGAGGATGTGCTTCGTGTTGTAGCCGGCGAGCTTCTTGAAGAACTTGGAGAGCCCTGCCTTGGCGCGCCCGGTCCCGATGGATGCCGACGCGAGATTGTGGGGGCTCTTCGGGATGGCGCCCGTGCGGGCCATTCCCGTCCCGGCGATCTTCGTCAGCTCGTCGTAGAAGGCTCGAAGGCGCAACGAATCCATAAAGTGTGTCCTCGTTCGGCTGAAGGTACACCAAGCAACCTACTGTGGAAACAGCGGACTTACCCCACGAAGCCCCTGCCGCCGTTCCGGACGAGCGCGTCGATGTAGGCATCCACCTTCTCTAGTTTCTCTTTGCGTACATCGTAGTCGGCTTTCACCGCCGCCTCTTGCTTGCTGTTCATGTGCTTGAGCTGCATGGTGGGGTTTTCCAAGAGCCCGACAAGCGACCCCTTTTGGATGCACTTGGCGTTCACCGACATCGTGTGGAAACCGGATTTACCCTTCTTCACAACCGGCTTCATCCCCTCGAAATCGATCTCCAGGTCGCTCGAACCGAGAACATCGAGCTTCGAGGCGATGGGGCGGCGGGTGTAGCCCCGGATGAAGGCCTCTACGTCCTTCTTCTCCGAACGCACCCGGCCGTAGATCAGGCCGAGGGTGTTCACCGCCCTCTCGATGCTGAGGAGCGCCCGCTTCTTCGAGTCCTTCTGGACCTGGGCCTTGATCGCCTTCTCGTCCGCTTCTGGAGAGACGATGAGCCCTTCTTCCGGAATCCTGGGCGGAGGCTTTTCGATGCCGGCCGTCAAGAGCTGGTCCACGATGGACTCACAGCCGAAGAACTTCTTGTAGACCTTGGGCCCAACGTTCTCGTTGTCGTAGGACGTCGACATCCAAGAAGGCTGAACGACGTACTCCACCGGGATCGCGTGGTCGAGTGGGACGGGAATCTCGTGGCCCTCGGTGACGTAGATGGCGTTGAAGTAGTTCGTGGTCTCGGAGCCCTTCTTGTCCTGGTGAATTCCGTACGGGGCCTCGACCTCGATGAACCGAATGGTCCCGCCGTGTAGTCCGACCGAACCGACCGTCTTCGTGCCAGAAGGATTTGGAATCCTCGCAGTTGCTCCTGCCGTCGAGTTGGGGTTCGAAGTCTCTGCGGTAGCAGTCCCGGCAGGGGCCGGCTGGGTCGTCTCCGCTACGGTGGTCACTGTCGCCGTCTTCGTCTTCTGGGACGGCTTCCCGCCGTCCATGGACGTAGAGCGGTAGGACATCTCCTTCTTCTGGAGCGTGTGCAGAACGGTGGTCGTCGAGACGCTGACTTCGGTTTTCTGTGGGGTGCAGTCTCGGAGGAAGTCCTTCCGCTTCTGATCGTTACCGACCCCACTGTTCCCAGTACCCCACGCAAGGCGGTACCGAGTCAGCTGCTCGTAGGATCCGGACTTCCTCAACCCGTCGAGTGCCTTGCCCACGAACTCATCGTCGATGCCGAGATGGTTCCGACAGTGCGACATCGAAACCTGGGTGGAGCCGCCATCTTGCCCGATGTTGTGCTGCACACTCTCGATCATCCCAAGGAACTGAGGCGGCGCGCCCCACTCATCCCCCGGGGCGGTAGATTTCTGCACCGCATCGAGCAGCTTGTCTTCGTCGAGCCCCTTCGTATCCTCGACCATGAACGGCTTCTGGATGACGAGAGCAGGGAACCCGGCGACGAGGTATGGGATGAACCGGGCGCCTAGATTCACCGTCCGCTGCCCGATCCGATACTTGAAGAAGTGGAAGAGCCCGGTCCTGCGCTGCCAGGTCAGAGTTGCATCCTTGAACTGCTTGGCTGCCTCCGGATTCACGCCGCGGAACTGGCCGAAGCTGTCCGGCAGCCACTCCAGCTTGGCGATGATGCCGGTGTGGCGCTCGTGGTCCATGAGCACGCGCCACTTGTGGTTGATGTTGGCCGCCACGTTCTTCGCCATGTCCATGATCCGTGGCTCAAGAACGTAGTGGGAGGTGAGAGCACTCTGTCCGGCCAGATGGTTGTAGTAGCCGATCTCGACTCGCGTCACCTCGGTCAGGAAGTTCCGGTCGTAGGCGACCTGTGTGAACTGCTCTGGGAAGATGACGTTGCATGTAGGAGGGGCTGCCATGAAACAGTCTGGGCGGAAGATCTGGGTCAGGAGCCGGTCGTCCGTAGCCTCCGGCTTTCCCCCTTCGACGAACATGGGAGAGGGATTCGCCACGATCGCGTAGTAGATGTAGCTGCACAGGAGCTTGAACATGTCTCGCAGGGAGATCTGTCCGTCCTGATTCTGGAGACGACCGAAGAGCCAGTCGAAGAAGATGATGTGATTGAGCATCCTCTTCGCCGTGTCGTCTCCGTCTTCCGCCGTCACCTGTGCAAGGAGATGGTTCCGAAGCTCGGCGATGGTGAAGAAGTCATTCACTCCGAGCGTGACACCACGGACTCCGCCCATCACCTCCATCATGTGGAGGATGCCGCCGGCCAAGCCGCCGACGTTCTTGAACTGCGGGGTCTGCGGCTTGCCGTTGATCCACTGCCGCAGCTTCTCGGGCTGACTCTGCGTAGGCAGGTTCGCGAAGATGGAGGTGTTGGAGGCGTAGACCGCGCCCTTGTTCCACAGCGCGTTTCCGCTGGGCCCCCAGTCCATCATCGTGGCCTGGAGCGTGTCCCAATAAGACGAGTGGTCGAGGCACTGGAGGATGACCGCTCGACTCATCGGCGTCTTCACGAAGCTGAAGCCGACGATCTCTCCGACGAACATCAGCTTGTACGCCGCGTCGAGCTCCAGCTCCTTAGAGACCAGTTCCTGCCCGCCCTCCACGATCGCTTCGACGGGCCCTTCGGTATCCTCCAAGAAGAAGAGGTGCACCATCGTCCTGGGCTTGAAGTCGATGCCTTGGTCGAGAGGGACGATCTGTATCGCGGCCGCAGAAGGAGCCCAGATGCCGGTGGAAACCTGGGCGGAAACGACCGGAACCTCTCGGCCTTCCAAGAACAGGCGTAGATGAAGAGGTTTGGCGAGACCTAGACCCAAGAGCTACTCCTAAGGATTGAATCGGAAGACCGTCTGCGTCGTGAGCGGAGAAGACGCGACGGGCTGAAGTGTCTGGAACGCCTGCAACGCTGTGGCGGGATTCGCCAGAGGATTCGTGAGCAGCTGGTTGGCGTTCGCTGGGAGGATGGTGTTTGGCCCAGTCGAGATCCGCGTCCAACTTGGCGGGATGCGAGTCTGGACCCCAGTCAGGTCAGACCCACCGACCGGACCCTCCAGTCGTGCGTTCGTCCAGCCCTCGTTGTTCGGCGCTGGCGCGAAGTTCCCGCCAATGGTGGGTGGGGCCGAACCTGCCCCCTGCTGCCCGCCGGCGGCGATTTGCCCGCCGATGGTGTTCTGCGTCTGCCCGAGTCCGAACTGCGGCGGCCGGTCGAAACTCATCCCGGAACGGTCGATCATCCCAGAAGCCACCCCACCAATCGTGGCGATCCGATCCGCCGTTGCGATGCCTCCGAGAACCGCCTGCCCACCTGCGACGATGGGCATGATCTTCGCCTCGGCCTGGTCGATGGCCTTGTTCATGGATTCGGATACCTTGGCCCCGATCTTGCCGACCTGGTTCCGCGCCCCTCGAATGAGCATCAGCCCGTACGGATTCTGCGCCAGCACTTGCAAGGAGTTCGAGAGGATGTTGTCGGGCGGGACGAGTCCCCAGGATCGGAACTGATCGTAGCCCTTCTTCATGACCGCGTTCGCCCATCGCGCGTTCGGAAGCTCGGAGAAAGGCTCGGCCAGCTTGTTCCCGAACTCCACGGAAGCGGAGGCGTAGTAGGCATTCGCCCCGAACTCATCCTCCACCCTCGACAGCGCCACGAACTCGTCGGTGTTGTCCCCGAAGACCGTGTAAGAGATCGGCGTGTCGATGCTGCCCTTCTGGGAATCGACGAGCTTGACCGGCTTGTCGTCGAAGACGAGGGAGCCTGCGAAACCCATTGGAACTCGAATCGGGTTCGCGCAGAACATGTCGAGGTAGGCGGCTGGCATGTTGGCGTAGTTGGCGAGCTCGCGCGCCATGGCTCGCGCCCCACTCACCGCGCTCGTCACGCTTGACATGATGCCGGTGACGAGACCTCCGAGAAGGCCGATCAGACCGACCTGCCCGCCGACCATCGTCAGCTTCTTCACCGCAGCCGGACGGAAGGGCGAGAGCATTCCGGAGTAGTAGCCCACACGTCCCTGGTAGGCGACGTCGAGATTCGTGAGGCGTCGGATACCAGTCTGGTCCGCGCTCGGGTCTCCGACGCGAGACAGGAGAACGTAGTCGGTCACGAACATCTGGAACTGGAAGGGGACGTGGTTCTTCTCGACGGCCTGCTTCGTCGAGCCCGTGGCCATGATGTAGCCGGAGATCATGGTCTCGTCGTAGGTCAGGTAGACCCTGGCACCCGTCTCCACGCACTTCGTGCCGCGCAGGAACTGGTCGTAGTTGTGCCACCACTCGGCTTCCCAGTTGAAGTCGAAGGTGTTGAGGAGCACGCCCTGGATGGAGATGACACGGGGCCGCTCACCGTAGAAGAAGATGAAGGACTCGCCGAACGTCTCGACGATCTGCTGCTTCTCGATGCGCTCTTCGGTGACGGCCTGGATCAAGAAGTTGGAGTAGTTGTCGGAGAACGCCGTCTTGCCGTTCTCCGTCCCTCGGGCTCCGGCATTCGCCATCGGAATGACAGTACCGTCAGACTTCACGACCCGAAGCGTGGCGTACGAGTCTTCCTTCAGCTGGATGCCGCGAGTCGGGCGGCGGACGTTGTTCATCCGCTCCCCCTTGGGATCCCAAGCCTCGTCCTTCGTGATGGCGTCGAACTTGTCCGGGATGATCACCACGAAACTCATCGCTCGACCCCCAGACGAATCAAGACATCGCGGATGTCACGAGCAACGCGGTAGTCGGCCTTCACCTCGTTGTTCATGATTTCGGCTGCACGCAGCTTCATCTCGACGACGACCACGTCGTCGATGATGGGATTGTCGACGATGAAGACCGTGTAGGGCCTTCCGGCTTCGACGACTCGTGTTGCGAGGTCGGTTCGGAAGTTCATGTGCTACCCCTTGGCCCCGGCGAGAGCTGTCTCACTGGCGTTCTTGAGCGCCTCGCCCGGCTTGCCGGTAGGGGCCTTGTAAGTCTTATCTCCGGAGGCGATGGCGATCAGAGCGTCCGTCATCGTCTTGAAGAAGATCATCTGAGCGTTTTCTTTGTTCTTGGTGGTGGCGTCGTTTGCCCCAGCAGTGAGTCCCTGCGCCGCAGAACGACCGGTAGAAGCCTGTTGCAGGGCAGACGCCGCGTCCGCCGAGATTGGCTTGCTGAGAACCTGGTCGGCGGCGCCGTACCCCTCCGCCCGCAGAATGGTGA